TAAACATCAAATCTTTCTGTCTTGATGAGTTATTATCTCACATTCATTTCCTCTAGGATTCCAATAACCGCATTGGTAACATTTTCTTCCATAGAAAGGGCAATGGTGGTTTACTTGGTTGCTATGCTCATACCTACACCTCCATTTCTGAGTTAAGTCCTAGACCGAAGAGAAGGTGCTGCAAGCTATGTACATAAGGAAGTTCTACACATATACTGCTACTATAATCAAAGTCGTTAAACCAAAACTTACCATCTTTCGATGTATAAGTAAGAAATAATCCGTCTTTGTAATAGAAGTATGCACAATCATTTATCTTTGATTTCTTCCATTCATTCTTCTCTAGAATCTCTGGAGTTAAAGGAATGGGGCTTAAATCATGTATACTAGCTTGTTCAAAAGATGTAGTATCTTCTATAATACACAACTCTGACTCAGGATCAACCTTTATTATACTATAGGACTGTCCAAAGTATAAAACTAAATCACCTATTATAAGTTCTCTTGCTTTCATTTTCTACCTCGCTTTCTATTTAAAAGTTTCTGACCATATTCCTTTGGTGAAGTTGTTGTTTTGACTACAAAATTATCAGGAAACTTTGGCGACCTTTGATAAAGATAATAACCATCAATATCACGATACATCATTTCTCATCTCCTTCCTTTGGTAGTAAATCATCCAAGTATAACCAACCTTCAATTCCATATATATATATATATTATGTAGGTTGCGTAATTGGTCTAAAACAAAACCTACATTTAGAATACTGACACTTCCGTTTATCAAGACTAACAATCTTCCTTTACCAAACTTTGGCTCTTCATTAGCATCATGCCACAAGTTCTTAAGAAACTCTTTGATAGCCCACTTAGCACCTGTAATAAATGAATTTTCAATTAACTCAGTTTCTGCATCAACTACTTCTTCAGAGCATTGCATGGGAGTGCCAAGAGTACTACCATGCATAGATGCTATAAGCTCAAATCTGTGAAGGTTTGCAGCAGTTTCTATTTTCTTATCGTCTATCATAACTTACTTACTAATTATTGTTATTTTAAGATTTGGGCGTTCTCCTTTGAATGCCCAGTTATCATCTTCCAATGTACGCAAGAAGGCTAGCTGTTCTTTTGTTACCCACTTGCATACTATATTGTCACGTACTACACCTTGTATTCTTATCTCAATCTTTACCATTGTTTCCTACTTTTTTGAATGTATCAGTGACTATTATCAAAGAATTATCTTCTTCGTTGTACGCAAGGTCATTCGTTATATATCCTAAGTCGTCAACAACTTCTATATTACCGAACTGTTTCTTACGAGTTTCAAGAAGCTTTATAAGTGCTGATATTTTCATCCCTCACCTCCTTTCCACTCATCAGTAGTGCCCAAGAGGTGCTTGGTTTCTTCGTTGTAAGGGATACACTCATCAAACCAATTACCTCCTACTGCGTTATAAGGAGCCTCATAATCACCATCATCAAAGAAGCTGAACTGACATAATTTCCAAGTTTCCTTCTTATCTCTCATCAAGCACCAGTCCATAGCCTTGAACTCGCACTTCTTTGGCAAGTCCACTATAGCTTTCTTCTCAGCATCCCAAGTCTTGCCTTTCTTTGCGAGAGCATCAAAGAGTTGCTGCTTCTCGGAGTCTGTTGCTGAGCGGAGGCTATAATGAACTTTTGTATTACCATATTCAGCTTCAGTAAATTTATCGTCAGCATTATAGAAAGCATAGTAAAAGGCTCTTTCGTCTCCATCTTTATATTCACCTTTTAAGATGAAAATACAATTTGCAAAAAGTTCACTTTTAATTCCTTTCATAAACACTATATCTCCATCTTTGAACTCTGGCTGAGTCTTCTCAATCTCCAAGGTTTCACGATTCAGCTTTCCGCCCAAACACTCTTCTATGGTGCTGATGTAGGTCTGAGCATCATCTTTACCTGCTTTTTGGAAATCAGAAGTTAGCAATCGTTCATTTTTATAGAAATGTTCTGTATCATTATTCTCTTTCCAAAGATAATATTTCCCTACCAAAGAGCAATATGTATCATCGGCAAATCTTTCAAATATAATATGTACATCCCCATCTTTATTAACTAACACGTCTCCCTTCTTCCAGGAGAACTTGCCCCAGTCACGCATTTCCTTTGATGGGAATAAAATACACTCTCCATCAATACAATACTTACCATACTCATCAAGATTAAACTGTACTCCATTTTGGCTTTGACATTCAATTCCAAAATCTCCAGTGTATTCTTGATAAAAACAATCCCCATAAGTTAAGGAATACAACTTAGTTCCTTGCGATTTACTTTCGAGGATTTCCGCTATATTAATCTTTGCTTCCATAACTAAATCGATTTTTGCATTAAACAATGCTGATAATGGCTCATGCTACAATTAGCGTATTTTGATATTTTTGGCAACTCCCCTTCATAAGGAGTAACTTTCAAACCATCTATAAATTCGGCATTTTCGGTATATACTTCTGTGCCATACTCATTCATATATACTTTCTGTGCTGATGTAACATGGCTTTCAGCTCTCAGCTTACCGAGTGAACGCCAAACCTGCTTGCGATGGATGAACAACCCATGCAAAGGAATAGTTCTTACTTCTACTTTTGTTCCCATAACCTTTACCATTCAAAGATGATAATAACTATTTGATACCCTTGCGCCCAAATCGAAGCAGCCCACGGCATCCGGCTTTAAGAAGCGTTTCTCTAACTTCTCCAAAGCCTCTTTATACTTCTGCTCCATGTGCTTGCAATGAAGTCTCTGAGCTAATTTAAGTTGCTCGGCAACACCCTTGCGAGCAACTCTATATTGTTTATCGGACATCATAGCCTTATTCGTTCACATAGTTGATTACTTGCTCTTGACCTTGCTCATGCAAGTTATCGAAAGCGTCTTCTATAACTTTAGCTACTTGGTCGCCATGAAGGTTCTCCAGCATTTCGCTTACAACCTCTATCTGCTGATCTGTTGCTAAAGAGCAAAACTTGTCAATAAGAAAGCTCTTCTGTGCATTGACGAGCATATCATCGAATAAATCCGATACATCTACACTAACTTTATAACATGCCATAATTTGAAATTTTAAAAGTAATTAGTTGTACCACACATCATTTGGCATAAGAGCCAATTTCCATCCATACTCTAGTTCATACCTTAATATTTTAAGGTCGTTACTCATTACAGACGAAAGACCTACAAACTTATTTTCGTACTCCATAACTTAATTGTTTAGTTGCCATACTTATAACGCAAATAATTAGCTTCTGAGCCAAAATAAAGCTCAGTGTCGCTCATATTTGCCTCCATCAAGTCTTTCTCTACATCTTTATAAGAAGGCACGCAATCCTTAACTCTTTGGCAGAACAAAGGGTATTTTGAAGAAACGTCTTCTCCGTCTTCATCATAGATATTAATCTTATCTACATTGTAATATGGATAAGAAGAAATATTTCCATCTGAATGGATAACCTTTCTACTCTTAACGGACACCACGATTTCAGCAGGTTTGTTAATAGCATCAAACTCGCAAGTAAAATCATCAAGCTGCGCCTCAAAAGCCGCATCATTAATCTTTTCAGATAAGTTTTCAAAAAACTTTTTCATTTTCTTATTACAGTTTTTGTGGTGTGTCTCACCATTTTAATTAGTAACTCTGTTTCTTAATCACGATGCAAAGATACAAAGAATTATTGAAATATGCAAATTATTTAATGTATTTCTTTTATCTTTTAACACTCTATAATAATGCGAACAAATAATTTGCTGACGTTAACACAAAAATCCCCACCACTACATTATTATATATAGTGATGGGGCAAACCTCAAATGGTATTTTGCCTTTGGGCTACTTTTCTTCCTTATCTTTAATTTCAACGAAATTGCCAATTCCCAAACGAGCCTTGTTGATGCAAGACGCAATCCAACCTATCAGATAGGCAGAAGGCTCGCCTCCGTGCTCCATACCAATAGCACCCTCGATGGTATCGCAGGCGTGAGAAGCTTCATGGCAACAAACTCCCATCCTCATAGAATTCTTGCTTGCAAAATTAATAAATGAACAAAGCTTCTTATTCGATTTTTCTCTAACGTTACCGTAGGTTATTGCGTCAGCATTAGAGAAATCAACCCTCAAAACCCCACCATTTCTACCTTCAAAACACTTGTTAGCGTCCTCTTGGTTCATACCAATAGCGACACACAACATCCTTGGATAGATAACAGGGTCGTATTCGTAATATCCTTTCTTCTTCATATCTCATCGTTTTTATGTTCTTCCCATCCATGCCTCGAAAAAGCATACCAAGTATCACAAATATCAAGAGCGAGAATGTTGCCTTGGTCAATACAAAAATCGCTATCAAAGCCTTCAATATGAACATACATCACTGCTATAGTATCATAAGGAACGCTACGACCTTCAAGACAAGGGTTTTTAAAATTCTTAGTCTTGTATAAACTTGTAACAATTGGCACTTGAAGAACGTCTGAAATATTCTCAGTGCTAATCTCTATCGACTTCTTAAACTTCTTCATATCTCAACTATTAAAATTTCTCAAAGTAGAACTCAATTTGTCTATCAAAGTGCTCTTCGATTAAACCATAAGCAAGCGACATCTTTACTTGGAAAGAAGCCTTACCATTAAGCAATCCTTTAGCCTGTCTAGTAATCTCTGAGCGAAATTGTTCCAAACTCATATCACGCTTACGAAGATTACAAGATCTGCAAGATGGCATATAGTTCTCCATGGAATCATCGCCATGGGATACGACAAACTTTCCCTCCTTGTCGCTCCACCGAGAGTAACACCCTCGATTCTTCGGAACAAGATGGTCAACCTGCATATCCTTATACTCTATACTCTTGCCGCAATAAGCACAATGCCCATCGTATTTGCGATATATTTTAAGTCTATCTTCTTTTTTCATAATCGTTAATGTTACCTATCAATATGCCACTTAGAGCAAACCTTGCATAAGTAAGGATGCCAGCCGGAAGCCTTCAACTTCGAACTCTGATTCAGAAACTCCCAAGCATCATCCTCGCTTTCATAAGCTACCTTCGCCTTCCAAGACTGACCTTTTCTAACCCAATGCTCAGGATCTGGATGCAAATGACAAGGAATACATTTATTTCTTTTCTTCATAACTTCTTCAGAAATTTAAGTTGAAACCCTTCTGCCTTTTTTATTCCTGGGTATAGTTCCGTTAGAACCTCCCATGCTCTTGTCTTGTGCCGATGCCACATAGTAACCGGATGCACACGCTCACCACTTGGTAAAACATAGAAATCTGCCTTAATGGTATCAATATGCTCATAGTTTGCAGCTTTATATATAGTTCCCTTGTTACCTATGGACGTATCGGCATAAGATATAAGGTACTTGATTTCCTTATGTGTTGCCCTAATATACTTATGCAAGAGAGATAGGCAAATCGTCTCGCTAAACTTTGGCATATCATCAGACAGCCACATTCTGTCAAATTCCCTCACTTGATGGTAATCCAACACTTCGCCCTTTTCAGTCTTGATGTGCGGTCGGATTCCATACCCTATTTGCATTGCGCCCCTTATCTTATCCTTATACAATACCAAAAGATTCAAGCAACTATTCTTCGTTACCTTGTGTGAAAAGTGATGAGGAACTATGATTGCATCTGCTTGCGCCTTATCGCACTCCATCAGCTTTATTCCCTTTTCCTTGCACTCGTAACCGATAACAAATCCGCAGAAGCCTAGCACTGGAGACTTGTTCAACTTTCTTCTTCTCATATCAATAATACCTCCAAAAATAACGTTTGAAATTGTCTAGCAAATGCTCTATACAAGCTTTGATTTCGCCTTCTCTCAAGAATCGGTTGCAAAAACCTATCAATTCATCACGTACCAACCCACGTTTTAAGGCTTCGTCTCTCATGGCTCTTATAAGAGCATCCGTTGTTTCTTTATTCCCATTTCTTACAACAGGATTGCAACAAAACACCTTGCACATATCCATAGCTTCAAAACAAACTTAACTGCCTACTCATATTCTTTAATTCGTTATTGGCAAAATCGACTTGTCGTTTGTCTATCTCAAAGCCTATATACTTTCTTTCAAGATTAACACAAGCCCTTGCCGTTGTACCGCTCCCCATGAATGGGTCTAGAACAACATCGCCAATATTCGTTGAGTTTCTGATTAGTATCTCCATCAACTTTACTGGTTTTTCAGTCTGATTAATCAACCCATCCTTATCCTTGCGTTTGTTTGTAGGAATAGGAACGCTCAGAATATCAGATGTACCAAACTCATTGATAGGTTTACCACCTCCTTTACGAAGCATAATGATATACTCCTTTTGATTCATATAATAAGTTCCACACACCTTAGAGCATTTATCCCATATCAAACACTTTGTGAAATGAAAATCACTTTTTCCAATCACATCAAGAAAGCGCATCAGATTGTAATCATTACACATAAGATAACAATGTGACTTATCTTTTAGAACACGATATAATTCGTTTATATATTCAGAAATATCTATGTCGTTACTCTTGAATATCTTACCTTTTCTTGTTTGTAAATCAGTCCAATATCCGCTCATGTTACTACGCCCACCTCTAGCTTGTACCGGATAAGCTACATCTGAGCATACTATGTCTATACATTCATCGTCTAATAGCTTTAGAAGCTTTCGACAATCACCTTGATAAATTCTATTTAACTCCAGCATATCCAAACATATCTTTTTGATTTAACATTTCTTCCTTAATTCTTCTTTGTGCCACCTTGAAATAATCCTCATCCAATTCAAAACCAAGGTAATTCCGATTTGTCCGCATACAAGCCAGAGCTGTACTTGCGCTGCCCATAAAGCCATCAAACACCAAGTCGCCTTCATTTGATGATTTCAAGATGCATTGCATTAGCAAAGGGATTGGTTTCTCGTTCTGATGTACCAATTTATCTGATGGAACTCTATCAAAGTCCCATACATCCTCCAAACGCTTCCCATTTATGGTTCGTCTGCCTTTATTCAAGTACAGGATTGGCTCGTAACATTGACCATATTGCGCCTCTAAATCTCCAGCCGTATGGTTGTTCTTTCGCCAAATGAGCACATTCTTAATGGTAAACCCTGCATTCCTCGCTTGTTGCATAAAAAAGTCTAAGGTCTTGGCACTACAGAAAATATAAGCAGCACTATCATCCTTTAAAATCCGGTAGCATTCGCTCATATAATCAATAATCAATTGCTCATTATCATCATTGAGTATTTCCTTAGAGAAACGATGGTCGTCAGCTCTCCACCCAGTCTTGTAGGCTATGCAATACGGAGGGTCAGTAACAATCAAATCCACCTCCCCACTCTCTATTTGTTTCATTCCTTCTATACAGTCGGAATTGTATATTCTGTTTAATTCTAGCATATCAAATCTCTTTAATAGCGTTAACATAAGCTTCGTGAGCTTCTTCTTGCGTCCCAAAGCATCCGATATAAATTTTCTTCTTACCTATCTGGTACTGAGCTTGCCATTTTCTGTTGTTCTTATTCCACGTCACGCCCAAGTATACCGATGAAGTCTTCTTTGCTATAGCCGAATAAACCATATTGTATCTTGCAGTGCAATACTCCAAGTTGTCTACATCGTTATTCGTCTTGTCGAAATCCTTATGATTCACCATCGGCAACGCATCTGGATTCTCCAAGAAAGCCTGAGCTACCAAACGATGGATATAGAACATTTTGCGTTTTCCGTTCTTGTAAAGCCATACCTTCAGATAACCTTTTGGTGTCTTGCAAGGTGCGATTTCCTTTAATTTGGACGTTCTCCCAATAGTAAAAACATGCCCCTGCTTGCTAACACAATATCTTTCGTAACCCTTTACAGGTCTTATATCACCTAGGAATCTAGCAACACATTTATCTTTCATTGTTACCTCCTTTTTCAAAGAAACTTGAATATATAGATTGCGCCTCCGATGTATCTAATAAATCAATATCATCATAAAACCTTCTGTACACAACGCCAAGCTTTTCATCATTTCCTATTTCTCTTGCTTTGGCTATTTGCTCACATGATTCCATAAGAAATGCACTAATCTTCTCATAACTTTGCATCTGTGTCTTCTTTAGCATATCCATGCTTACAAAGGTTTTGTAGTGTATAATATGCTTATCTTGATCATACTCGGTGAGTATCAAACCTTCAGGAATAGCAAACACCACCCTTTTAGTCTTGTCATCGCCATAAAGCTGAATCGCACCTGTAAACGATGTATATATCTTTTGTAATATCTTGGCAATCGGTAAGTCTTTTTTCAAATATCTTTCAGAAAATCTCTTTAGAAAATGAACGCTCATAGCAAAACAATCCTCGCTATACCCTTCATTTCTACTCATAGGAATATACTCGTTAGTCTCCTTAAGATAAATGAATACACCGGAAGCAAATACATCACCATGTTTTACACCTACCACTATGAAATAATCGGCATTTGGTGTTACAAACTCAAAGGTCTTTGTCATTTGTCTTACGTTCTGCCTTCTCATTTCACGCTTTAGTTCATTAGCCTTTCGCAACTGAAACTCATAGATTCTCGATTCATCCAAATTGCGGATTCTACGCATCTCGTCATAAGTCATACTTGCTGTTATCATGCGCATTCCTCCTTTTTAATCTTTGATAACCAACAATCCCAGATTCTTGTAGCTACATTAGCCATCATAACAGGAGGAACACACATTCCGCAAGCAAACCAAGGTTTCATGCCATTAAAGTCATAATCCATCGGAAATGTTGATGCTAAAATCGTATCATGTGCTGAAAGATAACTTGGATTATCATAATACACAAGTCTATCCTCCATTGCTGATATGGTATTGCATACCTTGTTCTTTTTGAGAAACATGTTATTGAACATAGAAAGACGATTATCCATCCGCTTGACAATATCACCGATAGAATTATCTTTCTCATTTCTATGCTCCCAATACTTCATCATTCCTTTAGGAATTTGCCTTCCACAATAGTCAGAGAACTCATCCAAGACAATTTCTTTCTCGTTGAAGTCCATATCTATCTTAGGCACTCGCTCGAACAAATCCTTTTGAACCATAAACGGCTCGCAAATGTCTTTACGTAACCCAATAAAGAATACCCTAGGTCTGTTTTGAGGAACACCCATGTTACGTGCATTGAGAAGCCAATGCTGCAAGATATATCCGGCATCATTCATCTGTCTATAAATCTCCTTTACGTACTCGATGGCTTCACCTTGTAATAAACCTTGAACATTCTCAAAAACTACTACCTTTGGCTTTAGTTCTTTAGCGAGGTCGATTGAGTAGAAAGCCAAATCGTCAAGCCTTTGCGCCTTCTGACCTTCTCGGAATACTTTTTCCTTTCCCCAAGCCTTTTGGCGGTCACCTGCAATACTGAATACCGAACAAGGAAAACTAGCATCCAGTATATCCAAATTATGAAGCTCTTCTTTCATAATACGCCCCCCCATATTGATATTGGCAATCAACTCACGAATATCACAATTAAAAGCGTACTTGACATCGTGATTCTTCAAGTACATCTTCATAACCTTTGGGTCTATCTCGTTACAGGCTACAACATCATAGCCAGCTAGTTTGTAGCCAAAGGAACTTCCACCTCCACAACAAAAGCAAGACATCACCTTACCCTTGTCCTTCGTGAAGTTAGCATCTTTTTTAGTCCATCTATACGGAAACTTGTGCTCGTTTTTATACATTTATCTACCATAAAAAACAATCGTTAATAAAAACCGATGTATAAAAATAACCACAAGTAATATGGTTGTAAAAAGGGACTCTAACCCTTGAATTTAGATTCTATTTTCTTCGGCAATGCGTCTTAAATAATCATCCGCAGCATTATCGTCTATTTTCGACTTAAGAGACATTCCTGTGTTATATCCTATCATTAAGGACACATTCTTGCTCTTTTTCTTGTTCTTTCCATATCTCCAGCTAAAGACCTTTCCTAGCCAAGCTATACCTACAATACCATCTGATACAATTATTGTCGGCAACAAAACAAATACTTTATATATCATCGCAATCTAATTGAGAGTTAAAAATATATCTATTCTGATTCAACCAAAGCTCCACGTAGTCAGCCTTGATTTTCAGAAATTCTTCATATGTGTAGCATTTCTGCTGCTTACCACCTTTATTCCAATAATAGGCAACTCCTCCCAAAGAAAAGAAGTCTATCAAGTCCATTTCCTTTCGCTCCGGTTCTTCACGCTTTTTCTTTTGCCTATATCTACTTACAGCAAGCAATATGAGACAAACGCAAAGCAACATGGAAACCAGTATCTCGAATATTAACCTTACGTCTTGCATCTTATTTAAAAACAAAAACACGAAACTACCGATTGCAAAGTCAAAGGAATTGTGACTCGGACTGCCTTTCGGTATAGTCCATCGGGTTTCGTGTCTCTAATATCTTATCAATTTCTTAAATCGCCATTTTATCCTTTTTTGTTCTGCGCTTGCAAAGATAAATAATATTTCGCTAACTTGCAAGTGTTTTAGTGCTTTTAATACTTTATTTGCATTATTTTAAACTTATCCTTTTTTGAAGTTCATTCCAAACTCTTCTTCCGTTACCTCATACATTACATCACCACATGCTACTCTTTGCTTGTCTTTTACCATCAGCAATAAGTTTCTATAAGGTATCTCTTTCACGACTTCTTGGTAAGATAAATGCAGACTATCCATAAAAGATGCAATCTGTCCTAAGAGTGTATCGTTACCTATGGTCGTGGTTTTGCTATCATCCTTGCCGCACTCTTCGCCAAAATTGATAGCTTCTGAAAATCCTTTATTGAAATTAGAGAATAAGCCATTTGCAAGCCATTGACAACATCTTCTAGTGTTCCTTTAGATAATTCATCACTAATGGATTCATCGCCTTGTATAAACACAGATAATGCCTTGCAAGCGTCACCTAAATCTTTCATCATCCATAAGATTTCCCCTGGCGATTTGCCTTCCTCAAAACTGTCAAGGTATTTAGCCGCCTTTACCAATTTTATAATAGTTGGCGGTGAAATACAATAAGTCTTTCCATTCACCATTGTTGTTACGGAATCCTTCCCAAGAATAGCATCCGCAACTAATTTACTTGCCTTACTCATAGTTCTTAATATAAAAAAAGGGAACGGCAGTAATACCATCCCCCTCTATCATTTGTCGTTTATAGCTTATTCCTGTTCCACAACTGCAGAACCTTCCCATTGGTACTCGCCAGCCACACCATCGGTCTCACTTTCCATGGCAACGGCAGAAATACCCAAAGTGATATTCTTGTCCTGCTGGTCTCCCTTGGCTACGATAGCCGCATTTGAGAAAACGATGTAGTTTCCGGTCTTGGTCTGAGCAACAATACACTTGTTGATGTTTGCCAAATCTTGGCTAGAAGACCAACCTACTGCATCTGCCTCCGTTGTAGTCTCTTCTCCTGTTGCCTTGTACATCTTACCACCTTGCAAGTCTACCTTGTTCTTCCACGAGAAGACACCAATAGAGAATGTAATTGTCTTAGCACCCTCATCAGTCTTGTCACGATAGTAAACCTGTCCGTTCAGCTCGTTCTTGTACTCGGTAACACTAGGGTCATCCTGAGAATATCCCCATGTTCCTTCATGGCTGTTCAATACCTCTGTAGCGGTTTTCAACCATGTAGCCAACTTAGCAGGTGTATTTGCCTCGGTAAGAGGAGCACCATACCAAATTCTCTTGATTCCAATAAATGGTTTCATCTTATCTTACATTTAATGTTTCAAAATCTATAGTAATGTTTGCGTAATGGCAACTCAACCTACTCTCTTGCTCTATGCCGTGGGAGCGGATAGAATAACGATACCATACTTCCTCAACCTTACCAACATCCTTGTCGGACAAGGTTTCAATAGCCTTTTTTAAAAGCTCGTTCAATTGAGGATTAGCCTCGCCCTCTATATCTTTGAGCAATATGTTTACCTCTATAGTACAATCATTGAAATAGGTCTTGTCTGCACTCATGCGCTTAGGAATGATGACTATCAAACCATCATCTGGGATCTTCTCACCGACCATAGGCTTTTCCCCATCAAGTCCACCCTTTTTCAGATGTCCTTTCAGTCTACGTTCCAATCCCATCAACTCCAAGTCATCATAGATTACATGACCAGCATCTATTTCTGTTATCATCGCATATCCTCGATTTCCTTCTTGATATACTGAATACCCGAATCTATAACATCATACCCCCTAGAGGAAACATCAGACGCATATTCCGCTTTGTTGCCAAGGGTCAAGGTGTGGTCATGTACATTACTATAGTTAGACCTTCTGAGATTACCTGTGCGGTTTCGATAGTTTCCGTTAGCCTTATCAAGTTCAACAGCAGTTTTACCTAACCTATCAAGGAATTCATCTACTTCCCTTTCTCCCTGTGCAAAGAAAGCGTCTATCTCATCCTTTATAACATCAGACATAGATACTCATATAACCAAGATAATTGCACTTAGGGGCATTATAGACCTTTCCACCTCCTCGGTAACTTCCATCATCGGAATATACTTTGACTTCATCACCTTCGGAAATCTGGCACTTGTCACAAACAATATGATATTTCGGTGTATATATGCTACCATTATCGGTAGTGAAATGCTCGGTAGAGTTGTCATCGCACCGACAACGCCCCATTTCTTTCCATTCCTCAGAAGAGCTAATGACCTCGTTGTACTTGTTGACAACCTTATTCACGAACTTTTTCTTTAATATATGAGGGGAATATAACATAACCTAGACATTTACCAAATATCAGACTTATCCGTGATAGTGGAAAGCCCTAAAGCTGCCACCACTTCATCATCCGGAGCAACACCATACTTACGGCAAAGCCACATATAGTATTGTCCTATCCTAGAGTAGTCCCAAGAGACAGAGAATCCATTTTCGTTCACATTACTCATATATGGGGCAAGCATCAGTTCCTCGATTACGGAAATCATCGCCTTGCCTACAACCTGCGAATTATCAGACGTATATTCTTCGTCAAGGTCTATACCTGACGAAATATCTTCCAATTGAGCATCGGTAATATTCCAAGCACGCAACTTATGCGAAATGTATTCTCTTATCTTCATGTGACATCCTTATTTCTGAGCCTGACTCATAGCCTCAGCGATTTTCTTTGCAGCCTCTTGCTCGCTCTTAGCCTTTTCGTCAAGTTCCTCTTCTACATTCTCCTTTTCAGAAGTCTCTTCGGTTGACTCGGCAGCATCCTTTTTTGGGGTTTTCTCCTTTTTAGGCTTGCTCTCCTTCTTCTCCTTTAAGACTTCCTTCTTAGGTGTCTCTTCTGGTTTCTTTTCTTCTTCCTTTACTGGATTTTCTTTTCCATCATTCAAGACTTCCTTTTTAGGAGTATCTTTAATTTCCTTATCGTCTTTTAGAGGTGCAGAATGGTTATCATCCTGCACCTCCAACATCTTGCAAAGCTTACGTTCGATAAGGGAGTTCATACGTTCTTCGTCAAAGTCCAAGACTGCACCAACTTCATAGATGGTGTTAAAATGGAACTTATCACGGAACGGACTAATTACCTCACCTCTCATAAGCCTAACCTACCGCTTGTGTTGAGTCCAAAGAGTAGATAGCATCAACGTTATTCAAGATAGGAACAACCATTGCTTGTGAGCTGGTGAACTCACGGAGTGGGTCGTTTGTAGAATAACGGCTAGCCAAGATATACTCATCGGCTGACTGATAAGTAACACCTGCAACTGGTCTTGTAGCTTCGGCTACGTTAGTCCAGAACAAATCACCAAGGTTATCATAGCATGTAAAGGTCATGTGACCCTTAGCCCAAGGGTTGTGTGTTCCCTTCTTGCCGTTAATCTCGGTCTTGATTGTACGGGCTACACGTACCAAGTTAGTCTGCCACTTGTTTTTGAAGATAGAAGCAATCTGCTCAAAGCTCAAAATAGGAATATTGCTATCACTATTGATTGCAATGCCCTGATTGAATGCAAACTGAGCACGAACCTGCTTGTTCTTGCCAAGCAACTTGATTGTGTAATCATCAAGATAACAAGTAGTGATGGTGTTTTGGTCTTCCATCGCCTTGTCGTAAACCAATTGGATGTCATCAAGTGGAGTTGCGTCTTCTGCGTCCCAAGCCTTAGCACCGTGGCCAAACTTATTCTTCTCGGCAAAACCTACATCAACTCGGACACCAGTACCACCGGAACGAGTTGCCAAAGCTACACCTGTTGACAGCTCACTGAGGAACATATCTTCAATACGCTCGTAAACCGCCTGAATACAACGAGGAAGGTCTGCAAACAAGTTACGCAAAATCTGCGGCTGAGGCAAACGTTGCGCAATCATGTTATCCAAATCCTTAAGCTGCTTCTCTGTCATGTAGAGTTTCATACCAACCTTTGGGATTTGACCCTCAGCGGTTGATACCTTGTCACGGCTCTTCAATGGAAGTTCTGCATCCATTGATACAACGTCAGCAGCAACTCGTGTGTATTCCGCAGTAATTGATGCCCAGCGTCCGTCCTGACTATATGTGTTAGTCAAGTGGTCTCGGTACATATAGGTCAATGCAGTCTGATTCTTGCCGTTCAACTTCTCTACTACACTTGCAACAAGTTGTGGGAAGTATTTGTTGACCAACTGAAAATAAAGTGATTTTTCCATCTGTTATCCTCCTTCTTTTAGTCTTTGTCCATGGTTGCATCAGACTCATCGAACTTGTTTGCATCCTCATCGCTAACCAAAGCAATCTTTGGCATAGCTGTAAGGAACGCATCCGGATAGTCTGCACCATTTGCAGCCTTAGCTGCTACCTTGTTAACTTGTCCAGCAGTCATAATTGCCGCTGGTTCACCGTTCAGAATGGAACGATAGAGAACACCCGCATACTTGTAATGCTCCAATGGGTCACTGGCAGTACCCAAAGCCTTATAATTGTCTGTTTCAATAGGTAATGGCTTGTAAGTTCCCTTACCATCTGTCACGATAACACGACCTGCGTAAAGAACTTCATCTTTTACACCTGTCCAATCCAAAGCACGACCGCCCTTGATGTCGCCTTCCCATTTCTGGATAATGACGGAATCCTCACCAAAGACAATTTGCTTTTTTGTAGTCTTCAATTCCTGATTCATGTTTTTCAATTTTTAAAGTGACTGAACTAATGATGCGGCTACATTGTCAACGTCATCCTTTGTTGGCTCACCCTCGCTAGCACGATAGCTGCCCCCGAATTGTGGTTGTTGCAACGCCTTGTAGTTGTTCGCTACCTTGGAGAGGTATGTTTCGATAGCTTCATCTGTAGCATCATCGCTCAATGTGAAACCCTCGTTGATACGACTTTCGGGAATGCCCAACTCCTTAGCCTTTGATAAAATCTTCGCATCGTGGTCTGCCTTTGCCTTTGCCTTTGCAGCAGCCTCTTCCTTAGCCTTAGCCTCCTCAGCTTGCTTTTGGATAGTTTCTTGCAATTCCTTAATGGTCTTGCTTTGCGTCTCCATCTGTTCGTTGTAAGTCTTGGCTTGATCGGTGTTCTTTTGAGTCAAGGTCTCTACGAGTTTCTTGAACTCTTCACGTTCCTTGGTTCTTGCTTCCTCTGAAGCTTTCTTCTCTGCTGCCTGCTCTTCAAAGTATTTTTTGAGATAGTCCGGCATTTCGTTTTTCTTTGCCAATTCCTCCAAGCGTTTCCTTTCGGCTTCTTCAGCGGCTTTCTTGGCTTCTTCTTCAGCTTTCTTCTTAGCTTCTTCTTCAGCAGCCTTGCGTTCAGCATCTTCTTTAGCCTTCTGTGCCTCCTCGAACTTTTTCTTGGCATCGGTAACTCTGCGGTCATTGTCCCTTTGCAAGGACTCCAAAAAATCCTTTTGACTAGCAACCACTGTCTCGATGTTGTCATCAGTAACAAGCCCCATCTTATCAAGCATTTCGGCATGTGCCTGAAGAACTTCATCACCTAACCCAAGAGACTTATACTCTTGTTTTAGTAACTGGAAAATTTTCTCTTTCATTCTTTCGATATATTTGTTAAAACTAGTGCAAAGATAATACGAAAAGAACAATTAACACACTAATCCGTTTGCAAGTATCTCACTTTTGCCTAAAAGTGAGCAATAAGGGCATTTACAAGCGATTTAAGGCTATTTTATTATGAAATCGTAAACTAGTAGTAACACAAAATTAAACTCGCATATAACGAAAAAAAACGCCAAACATCCTCACGGACATCTGACGCTTGTCGAATAAAAAGAACCTAAACATTAATCATCTAAAAGTTTATAACATTTCGCATATAACCCAAATGATTCAAATTAGAATAAAACCGTCCATCACGCTCTATGAATTTACCGGACTTCACTATCTCACCATTATGCAACATTGCAAACTTAGAACCATGAGCTGTCCATTTATTCATTTCTTTCATATGTTCATTAGAACCCCAACCATATTTCTTGATAGTAGGATAAATGAAACGTTCAAAGCAAATCTGACTATCCGTTTTATCATGCTCGGAGCAAATCGGGAGCACTCCATTATGTGCGAACCAATAACCTGCCTTATAGAATGGATGGCAATTCTTGACACTGACTGAACCATGAGTAGCAAATCTAAAATGTATGATAACATTTTCATTTATATCTCGCTTCATCAATCTACGGATAAATGTAGAGAAATGCAAACTCTTGTAATGGTCAGACTCGCTCACGAACCCACAACCATCTGGATTTCTCATATACGCTGCCCTCAGCTCATCTACGGATGGTAAAGCAACACCTTTCGGACATACAATAATAACACACATATCTTTACCCTTTCTTTTTTCTTTGTAATACTTTGTTTTTGTGTCCTAGGGCTTTTACCCTAGGACTACATTAATTAATCATTATTGGCTGCAAATGCATCCTTACGGCTCTGGAAGAAAGCCTTCTCTTCTTTATTCAAGAAAGGTATATCTTCGATATTCATAACCTCGCTAGTGAAGACATTGTTGCGAGACCAACCGACAAGCTTTGCGCAGAACTTAACCCACATTTCAATCTTCTTGTAATTGGTTGAACCTTGATGCTGGCGAAATTCGATAGTCTTGTGACGTGCATAGCTCTCTGCATTGACCTTGTAATATCTATCTCCATGAAATACATTACGTCTAATATCGTAATTGCCGTGGCAATTAGAGAAATCCTTGTCAAGCAAGCTGGCTGCCCAACGGCAATTACCTCTTCTTGAAGGAGCCATGAAACTATCAATCAATCTTTCAAGCTTCTGATAATTCTTGAAAACGTTAACATACTGCTCACCTGTCAACTTAGCTGCACCGATATGAACGTGAAGACCACAAGTAGAATTAACTCTTGCACCTACAGCATCCAAAGACTTGATAGCCTTCTTCAAAGTTGCCATACCATTTGTATTGCCATTCAATACCGGACTTACAACCTCGTTAGGGTCAACATCACCACCAACTGAAGCATCACTAACAATCTTGAAATAGCTCTTGTTATCGGTGTGGTTATAACCCTCAGAATGAATATCAACACCATTCTGACGACCTGCCTCTATCAAGGCATTGCGCTCGGCATGAACACATTCAATCTCAACACCGAATGTATAAACGAATCTCGTTGAAGTTGAACCGCTTGGTACATAGACTTTCAACATATCGGAGATTTCTTTCTCACGAAGACCGCAAGCCTTCAATGCAACAATCTTTTCGTTGCGAGGCATCTTTGACTTCTTGATTTCGTCAATAGTCTCAATTAATGACTTCTTTGAACTTGCGAATGAAAAACCAGTCTGCTTAGACATAATCAATTGTGCTAGTTGTTTCGGGTCTTACCCCTTGGTGTCGCTCTCACCTTATTGAGTGAAACTTGTCACTCGGCAAATCAACCAACTTATCTTGATTGACGATGCAAAGATACAAATAAGTTTCGAAACTTGCAAGTTTTTTAATGTTTTTCTTTATTTATTTAACTTACGGTAACTAATATACGCGTCTTGTTAACAATTCAACTTTTTATATACCTTATTATATATAAAAAAGGCTTCGATGTTCACACACCAAAGCCTAAAAACTTCACTAACTAATTACCAATTTTATCAACTATCTTCTTAAATCATCACCAATATCTTCTTCTACTCCCAAATCCGGCAGTCTGTCATACGCTTTTTGGTCATCACCACCTTCAGACTTAACACCTAGCAGATAGCCATTCCGAAAAGCATAATAAACCACCTTTTCCATATCTTTAGCCGTTGCGTTATCTGTCAAATGCAGCGTGGCGTACAATCCCATCAAGAACTTCCGTACATCTTTTGGATATACCTTGTTGTTCTTTTCTAAAGCGACTGCCATTCTTAACGGACTTTTCATATTCTTCAATTTTTCGTTAAACCATCAAATGAAGCACAAAAGAGAGCCATTCCGCTTGTTCCCCTAGTTCATAGACTTATTCACAACTTTATTCGTCTCATCTGCTTCCTACGTTTGCCCGTTGACAGATGTCCGAGATTCCAACAAAACAAACATCACGGCTCTCTTCTTGTGTATCATTGTGCCAACGGAAGGATTCGAACCTTCGACCCTAGGATTAAAAATCCTATGCTCTGCCACTGAGCTACGAAAGCGTAAAGGAATGATTGGATTCGCACCAACGCCCCCTTAGTTACCAAGCCAAGTGCTCTACTACTGAGCTACATTCCTTATTATATGACAAAAGTACTTGTGGTGCAAGGGAGATTCGAACTCACCGAACCCGCTATGGGAATTGATTTACAGTCAATCTTCTTTAACCGCTTGAATATCGCACCATTTGTGGAACATACACCTATTCCACCTCGTTGCCCCAAGTGGATTCGAACCACTAATGACAGAACCAAAACCTGTAGTGTTGCCATTACACCATAGGGCATTTTAGTACTGCATAAAGGATTCGAACCTTTGAATACCAGCGTGAAAAGCTGGCGACTTAACCACTTGTCTAATGCAGCATCTAGGGATTCTCACCCTAATTAGAGTTTCCTTGTTATAGTCTAGCTGGGCTGGGTAACATGGAACCCCTGCCGTAAACTCCTAAGTCTTGACTTATTATGGTAGAAGCGACCTCTCAGAAGGCCATCTGTTTCAAACACGATGCAAAGATAAGCATTTTTTCTTATACTTGCAAGTGTTTTAGTGTTTATTTATATTCTTTTGATGAATTTCACATCACTTATCCTTGCGGAGAATACCACAAAGGGTATCTACAAGTTTCTTTGCGTCATCACCTTTGATTTCGATAACATTTGAAACATCAGGAGCATCCTCGCCTTTCTGTTCCTTATCCAAACGCTTACGGAGAGCCAAATTTGGATTCTCAACCAAGATAGAGTCTAAAGCATAATTGCAAATGCGGCTTGCAAGTTCCTCGCTACCATTCGCGTCACGCACAAACTCACTCTTGCCTTCAAGAATACCCATAATCTCATTGTACTCTTCAGCATTCTCACAATTTCGTGAGAGCATACCAATCACCTTGTAACGATCAATCTCAAAACTGACCTTTAATTTGTCTTTATTCATTTCTGTTTACTTGATTTATAAATTAATTAATTGCGTCTTATATTCCACATGCTTTCAGCAGGGCCAACCATAACATCAATATTAGCTCCTTGCTTATTTGCTACTGTTTCAATCCACTTAAGGTTGATAAACTGACCAGCGGAAAGGTTCATTTCTTCCATATATGCCTTATCTGCCTTTGCCTTTTGTCGCTCAGCCTTTTCTCTTGCTATCTGCACTTCATATTCACGTTCTTGTGTCTGCTTGGCTTGCACGACCTTTGCCGTGCGGTTCATTTCATTAAGCTGTTCCTTGTTTGGTGTAGCTTTACCAATGATAACCTCCTTTATGATGATAGGCATCTGCTTTTTCTTTGATAGAGCATTCACATAGTCCTGCATCTGCTTGCGTATCTTGGTGTCAATCTGATTAAGCACTTGCCGATTCGACATCAAGTCAAATGGGGAATGCTGAGAAATATGGTCTCGAACCAGATTGCAGAAATAATTGTTGAGATTAGTATCAAACCATTTCTCTCCATAATTCTGCAAAAGAATTGGGGACTTGCCTTGCTCAATCTGAGTAATGATTACAGTATGGAAGTCAAGTGGCGTGTTATCATCACTAAACAAATCATCTAAGGTAATCTCATGACGGACTGGAACAATCTTGAAGTAATAACCACTCGTTGACCACCAACACCAAGTGAGACCAGTCTGCACTGCTTGCTGTTCAACACCTCCATGCCCAATAAACCAAGGCTTCTTTACGATTACGGCTTCTTCGTCTGCATCGGGAGAAACCGAATGACAACTTGTAAGCGCACTCATGCCGAGTATCGCAAAACAAAACATTAAGATAATTTTCTTCATTCTTAATTTGATTATTGTGTTATATTATACCAAAAATTCCTCTCATAATAAAGTTCTCCCTTTTTCTCATACCGGATAGCATCTGACTCTTCACATAGCTGACGAATACGCATATACAAGCGTTTGTCCAGCTCTTCTTCAAACAAAAGAGACAACTCCTTCCAATTGTCAACAACAGGAGCAAACCAAGGATACTGCTCCTTCACAGCTTGTAGCTCATCCAAGGTTACGTGTCCGTATTCTACCATGTCATAACATCTACGGAAGTCACTATTGTCTTTGGGAATATTCAAATCTTTCTTTCGTTTTACCCCCATCAATGCACTCCACATTGTCATTGAAGAGACACCTGTATCACAAGTGGCTATCCACTCTATCATTCTTTGCTTGTTCATTTTCTTTTATATTAATCACGCTAAGTCGCTTTATTAGCTCTTCACATGCTTCTTTAGTTAAGATGCAATTCTTGAAATCTTTAATACCAGTAACCTTTTCACGAATAGCAGCATTCGTGTCGTACACTTCTTGTAGTTTTTTCTGAAACTCAATTACGTCTTCGTTGGTGAGTTTAGCTTTCTTCTCAACAATCTTGTTTGTTATATTCTTATAAACACATTCGAGTTCAATACATAAACGAGTTTCTAACTTCATCATTATTGCGTGTACAAAAGTATCATAAAGTCTTTCCATCTTGTATTTCCTCCAAAAGTCTTTTAATTTCCTCGTTATCTTTATTCTCAATGCGAGCCTTTAAGATGCTCTTGAAAGCGGCATCCATTGCCTCGTATCTACTGGAATATTCCTTACCATCCGTATGACACAAGCCTTCCTCTACACACCAGGATGTAGTTTGCCAACAAAACTTACCTTTCGAAATGTTTGCAACACAAATATAGTAACCGAAATGCTCTAAAAGCCAATCTAACACCATATCATAGCTTGGAGCGGATATTGCCGGATGCTTACTATTCAACTTTAATGCAGCAGAAAACTCAATATTGGATTTCTCCCACTCGGAATTTGAATAAGCGATATAACTTCCGTAATGCTCACTATATTTACCACCCTTACGAATGCCACCCTTTGCTGTCCAAGGGCTGGCGTAAGCCCAAAATTCGGCTATCTTTTCATCGTAGCCAACATCCTTCAGAAGCTTGGCTATCTCAAAAGGAACTACCTTTGGTTTTACCGTATGCCTATTTGCCATTTTTCACCCTTTCTAAACTGAACCCGATTCTGACTTATCTAATTCATCAATCGCCTGTCTAAGCAAAGGAAGAACCTTATCCAAGTCTTCGAAATCCGGTACGACTTCATTAACTCGCAAGATTGCTTGACCTAACAAGCTCTTAATCTTTTCTCTGTCCATTGCTCTTCTCGGTTTGTTTCTCTAAGTCTTTTAAATTTACCTTCTCAAATCGAGGAACTGGCTTACCATCTACCTCAACATTACCAAAGAATATTTCCTTTGGTCGCACCCAAACTTCATGCTGTCCGCACACTGCTTGATACGCAACCTTAGCTTCAGAAGTCTCGCTATCAGTAACCTCACCAAGGTACTCATAGAAATTGCCCTTATAGTGTCGGTAAATCGGCTTACTGAATCCACCATGCAGCCAATCGGCTTTGCCGTTGATTTTCACGTACTCCCTTACCGCATCGCACTTACAGGACTTATTCAGCTCTTCTACCCAATCAAAGAAAGCTTGTTTGTCCTTGATCTCTTCACTTGATACCATGAAGAGATAAGTGCAAAGAAGCATCTTACCTGCATCAGTATCATATTTCTTGTTCACCTCTTCAGCTAATTGCATCATAGGTGTATCTAAGCGATAATTCCAACTCATAATCTATCCTTTCTTACTTTTTAAATTTGCCAAATCCTCTTTCAAACGTATATGGAAATTATCTTCTCCATCATCACCGGAAAGAAGCCAGTCTATTCTTTGGGCATAAACCTGAGCCTTCTTCAGAAGCTCAATACCCTTTTTAAACTCCTTGATGGTCTCTTTAGATAAGCCATATCTGTTAGGCATCGTATGATGATGCTTTCTTACATACTTGTCTTCATCCTCCTCCAACCATCGGTCTTCGAGGAAACATCTTTCATCTTCCTCATCCAATGGATGACCATCAACATAATCTTCTATCTTTGTATATATGTCAGCAATCCTATACTGAGCATAATCAAAACGTCCACCACTCATTGACTTTTAACTTCAAACTTGAACTTACTTCAACGCAGTCAACCTCGCTTCTAGCTGTTGGATGATGTTATCTATAGTCTTTCCACTATAATCAATAGCAATATCTTCCAGCACCTCAATCTGAGCCGCAATTTTTAATCTTTCTCTTACTACTGTCATAATCAAACTTGTTTATTATGATGCCGTGCTTGCAAAGTTGTAATGCACGATATAAACATAACCGCCATACATCTTTCCGATTGTTACTTCAACGAAAACAAAGATAATGTCGCCATCCATCTTGTAAGAAATCAAAGGCTCAGTAGGGAATGCGTTGTGTTCTGTATAGAAACGATACACTTCTTGTGATAGTAACTGCTTGAATACATCAACCTCACCATCCTTTGAAAAAACATCTTTAAACTCATCTTCATTGTCAATTGCAACAACTACTCCAAGTTCACTTCTGACACATACACCTTCATTTCTACCACTTTGTTCATTATACAAGACGGGTAATGTGTAAACACCTCTTGATTCTTCCATATGCTTGTTCTTAATTTGTATTTTGTTTTTATCCTTCAAGTTGCTTGCATTGAGCTAAGTCTATCGCATACGCCCAACGCTTCGGAACAAAAGACATCGTAGGTACGAATCTATCTGCACGCTCAACACATACATCTTGCGTCCGGTAAATCAATCCGTCTGAGCCTTTTACCTGCAACTCTACTAGAATTGTATGGTCTAGCATCGGGAACTTATCAATATCATGCCAGACTTCACCGCCTTCAAGAAAGGTAGGCTTTATATGGTTCATCTTTGCCATAAAGTACTTCATGTAAAATGTTTGACTTATATTCGTTAGTTATGGTCTCGCAACTACCAAAGCACCACAAATCCTTGGATTGCTCCTTGTGTAACCTTGATGACTTTATATAATAGCCATTGTTGACATCGTAATGCTTACGTACCATAATGTTGTCGTTTACCACTCCAATCTCATCATCTGTGATAACATAGAACAAACGCCCATCGCTGAATGCTTTCAAGCCTTTGTACACTCCATTAGAGACAACCATCTTTTCATAGCCGTTCGTCTCCCAGTTGGCATAATCCCAGATGGTTTCCAAATCATCATCATTCAGAAGATTGTTGTCCGTAATAACCTTGCCGATAACCTTGAATTTGCCATCTTGCATCATTGCCTCAACGACAAATTCATCGGCAGCGTTGAATTCGCTAATCTCTATGGGTCTCATAATACTTATGCTTTATGTTCTCGTAAATCACCCTCTTTGCAGCCTTTGCTCTTCTGTTATTATCAGAAAAGACATCATCATACAAAGACATATCTTCACTCTCAAAAGCCACATGCTCCCCTTTGTAGCAAGCATCAAAGCGGCATCCTTTTTCGGACTTAGCCGCAGTAAACTTTATCTTACCAAACTTAATCTGCATAAGCCCTATCCTAGAAAAAATATTAATGATACTATTTCAAGAGCAAACAAAAGCGTTAATGCATTCTCAATCGTGAATACCTTTTTCATTTTTTTCAATACAGTTTTACGTGTGTCTCACGTTCTAAATTTATAATGTAAGGGGATTTTATATCCCCTTTATTGTTCTTACTTCAAAACTCGATAAGTTTTATCGAAATCGTTAAAACTCTTCAGATAACCCTTTTCGGTCAAAGAATTTAAGATTTCTCTCAACTCATCCTTGGTATTATCCAAATCGAAATCATACAAGTCTTCAAAAGTGAAGTACTTATTACCTCCGATTACGTCAGCCATCACTCCGATGTTGCCATAAACCATTGTCTCTTTCTTACTCAATCTAGTATTCATAACGAATCACAGTTTTTACGGTGTGTCTCACCTTTTAAAATTAGTAACCTTGTTTCTTAATTACGATGCAAAGATACAAAGAATATCCGAAATATGCAAATTATTTAATGTATTTCCTTTATCATTTAACGCTTATTATACACTTATGCGAAAAATTAACTTTCTGTAGCAGAAAAAGCCAAAGAATCCACCATTTCGTTATACATATTACCTCTATGAGCCTTTACCCAATGGTATCTTATCGTCTTGCCTTTCGCTACCTTATTATATATAGGCTGTAAGTCTCCTAACTTGCAAGCCTGTATTCTCTCTATAGCCACTTGGCAATCCACATATACATCAACAGAACACAAAGGAGGGCAATCACCCAATGCTTGAATGACCGCCCTTATTTCGGCTCTCACCGAATCGTTCACTTTAGCTGTGACAAAAGTATATTTCCCACTTTTGATAATAACTCCCTTATGAAGCACAAGCCAGCCACAACCACACTTTTCTTTCTTACTAGAACCATCGGCATACACCTCGTAGCGCACACCTTTAGCCTCATCAGCAATCATCTGAGCAACAACCTCCAAAGAATCATTGCTCATCACCTTGGCTATTTGCTTGGCTTTCTTCTTCATAAACGATTAAATCAAACCTCGTTCCTTGAACTCATTCATCAATGGTGTTGCCAAGACTTCAATATCTGGATGAGGCTTTCCGGTCGTACCAAGACTTCTCAGCTCGAAGAAATGCTTCCAATCGCTCACAAATGCGGTATGAATCAACTCCGTGTTGGTATCAAGAGGAAGTATTGTTCTCGCATCCTGTGGCTTAAGACCATCATCCTTGACCAAAGACAAATACATCATTTCGCATACTCTATTAGCAAACCACCATTTTTCTACTGGACTCCAATGCTCATAACTACCGATGTTCTTTGATAGGTCAACAAATGTTCCACCATCGAAAGACAATGGATTAACCGCATCATCAACGCTAACCCACTTTGGTTTGTTGATAGCAATCTCGCCTCCGAACTTATCCTTACTATAGTTGCAATATCGGGTGCTTTGTTCCGCTACGGAATCAACACGATGCCTGTTAGCCTCTCTACTTACCGCAATCTGAGTAGTAAAGCGGACGGTTATTCGTTTCTCATGCCATTCCGTAGGCTCGCAGATATAGTCCAAGTCGTCAAACCATTCATTCTCAACTATCACTCTGTAGTTGGTCGTAATAAAGTAATCGTTACCTATCTGCATCACCTTGGAATACTTGTTCTCACGATAGTGCTTGACCAACAAAGATTCAGGTACAAAGAAGTCATTATCGTAAGCAACATGGAGATAGATTGTTCCATGCTCGCACATGGCAAGATGGTTGCTGCTTACCATACGCTCAACGAAAGGCTTTGCGCTGTCTTTGTCTATCTTCATACTTGACGCATAACATGTGCGACCACACAGCTCTATCTGCTTGTAAACTCCATCCATCCCCTCTCCTTGGGATAGGATTTCATATTTTGGTTCTAATATCTTCATGTCCTTATAAGTTTTGAAATCGACTACAAAGATAACTATTATATTCCACTCTACCAAAAATTAGCACTCAGTTTAACAACACTTATCTATATTGTGAAAAACAAAGTAATACTCTACAACAAATAATAAGGAGGAGAGTGCGTCACGCATTCCCCTCCTGCTTTAAACATGGCACATATTAAGTTCACAATCTACTCATCTTGTCTTTCAATTCGTGTATATCATTGAATGCTTGCAACATAGGCTTATGCCATCGCTCTTGTCGCTCATCAATCGACTGCAAGTACATCAAGCTTTGGGCAAGAATGGTTCTTCCCTCATCAACGGCTAACCAAATATTTCCTACATTTCCCATAATGGTATTCACGCTAGCCGTCAATAAGCTGCCCTCTGTACCACCATCACGAGCCGCAATAGCATCCAACTTGGTATTTATGAGCTTTGTTTCCTCATACGTTCCCTCCGTGGCGATCTGCACCGCTGTAAAACGACCATTCAACTCATCGCCTGTGTCTTGACTCATAGATTCAAAAGAACCGGAAGAAGCGGACTGCTCGTAAGATTGCTTGTAACCCGTTATTTCGGCTACTTCATCTCTAATCTTCAGTCCTTCTTGAACCATTTCATCATACTTTTCCTTCAAGGCAGTTATATCCGTCTTAGACAATTTGCCGCCATTTGCCTTAGCTCGTTCCGTCCACTCATCATAGAATGCTTGCATATCATTACCCAACAAATCATCTACCTTAACTTTCAGAACGGCTTGCATAAGCATCTTGGAGAAATTATCAGAGAAGTCCTGAGCAGAGGAATTCATATCCATCAAAGTATCTATGAACTCGCTCTTCAAACTATCGAAAGATATTTGTGTCAAACTTTCTGCAAGGTCATCAGCAATATCCTCTAATGTTCCTGCCTCAGCCGCATAGTCTTTCAACTTTTCAAGAACTCTATCTCCATAGCCACCCTTACCTGTATTCTTGATAGCCTCAACAACATCTGGATTCTGCAAAATGGCAGCTGCTTCATCAGCAGATTGCAAGTCGTTAAGATTACCATTCCATTGTCTGCCTATTGCATCGGACACCTTTTTGATTTGCTCTTGCGAAAATCCTCGAAAATAAGCGTTAAAACTGTGATGAGAGCCATGATAACCCATTTGCGCCTCCATGATACTCTTTAGATTTTGCTCTTTCTCCTTTTGAAGGTTTTCGGCTTTTTGCGCATCCTCTACGGCTTTAATACCACTATTCTTGTCTATGGAGTCTCGCAACTTGTCTATAGCATCCGTCAAGATTTCATTTCTATCCGTCAGTTTGTCTATAGTCCGGTTTACTTCTTTTGCGTTTCCACCAACTCCAAACAAACTATTGAATCCACCAAACGATATTGTATTGAGAATATTACCAATACCGCTTACCAAAGACCCTCCTGTCTGTGTGATAAAATCACCACTTAGGATATTCTTCAAGATTCCACTTATAGCATTAAAAACAGTGTCAAGAAGGTTGCTAATCAAAGTTCCAATACCATCTTTCAAAACATCAAGTATCTTCAAGATGGCAGATACGATTTGACCTATAAATCCAGCTTGTGATAATCCTTCGCTTAGAGCTTTTCCTGCATCCTTTCCAGCATCTGCGGCTGCATCTGCGGCTTCCTTGCCCATATCCTTCAGACCATCTGCCGCTTTCTTAGCCTCACTCAAAGCTTTCAATCCGTCAATTCCACCTTTAAGTTGATCGAAACTATCCCAAAGAGCTTCCAAATCAGATAATCCGGAATTTGAAAGGAACTCATGGATAGCGGAAATCGGTTGCGTCACATTCTGTGTCGTTTGAGCCAACTTCTGACCACTAGTACGAACTTTTGTGTTAGCCGTAACAATCTTCTTTCCGGACTCCGCTAACTGGCCTTGAACTTTATTCAAGTCTTCTTGTAGCCTTGTTTGCTCAGCAACATTACCCGACTTTTTCGCATTCGCTATCTGATTTTGTAAATCCTTAATGCGAGGTATAAGCTTGGTTTCTGTTTCCGTATATTCCTCTTGAGCAATTTTCGCATTCTTCAGAGCATCTTGATAAGCTACAACATCCCTTGCAAGGTCTTTCCAACCCAAATCACTTGTATTGCCAAGCGAATTACGGATATTCTGCATAGCATCAACGATACTTTTCTGCTGGTCTGCTCCCAAATTTTGAAACTTATCCGTACCTACGAACTTATCCAGATCTGCTAATAAAGGAACAAGCGCATCCTTCATAATGCCACCAACATTTCCGAAGACTTGATACCAGTCTATCTTCTGCATAATAGCACTAGCCTCAACCGAATCCGTCTCTTTCTTCTGCTCTTCTTTCAAAGACTTTATCTTCCATTGCTTGCTTGAGTCCGAATCCGTAGAGTTTTCAACCTCGCTAATCCTCTTAGCATAACCGGCAGCAATAGCTAACTTCTGCTCCTGGAATGTGCCATAAGTCTTCAGATAATCGTACATGCTTTGCGCTTCTTTAGCAAGTACATCCTCATTCTGCTTTACCGCCTTATCCCGAATTGCATTCATCTGATTAGCAACACTCATGCCTATGGTCATATTCATGCCATTGACCTTAACCGGATTACCCTTGCTATCCTTCATGGTTTCATTCAAAACCTCATTCTTATACTCTTCATCGGTTTTGCTCTGTTTCCACATATTAGCCTTACGACCCTTGCGGGAATTAACCCAAACAGCTTGGTCACGTTTTTTTCTAGCCTCAACCAATTTGTCTATACCTTCTTCTACCGCCTTTCTCTCCTTGTCGGCATTCTCGGTTATCTGAGCCAACTCCTTGTTATAACCCTCATTCATCGCATTGATGCGGTTCTTGGTCATGTCTTGGATAGCTTTCTCCGAATAGGATGAAATAGACTTGAAATAGTCCTCCTCAGCCTTCTTGCGTTCATACGCTCTTGCTTGTGGGTTATCCGTTGCACCTGTTTTCTTTGGTGTAGTTTTCTTTGTCGTTTCCTTCGGCTTATTTGCATCGGCTTTTCTTTTCGCCTCTCTATCTTTCAGAATAGAACCAGCCATAGCAACATCAAGCCTATTGGCATTTTCGTCTCTTAGCTGATTTCCTTGCTTTGTCAGCAATTTACTTCCTTTATGATTTGTTCGGTATTGCTCTTGCCTATTTAAATCTGCCTTACGTCTATTAATCAAAGATTGCAACTGTTTATCCGTTAAAGATTTCATCCAACTTGGAATTTCTGTATCATCATAATGGATTTTTAAATTTAATCCATATTCCTGATTCCATATAGAAATAAGCTGGTCTGTTGAGGAAGTTAAGGCATCTATGCTTTGTTTATTTTGCTGAGCTACCCATTGTGACCTAGCCTGTGTATTATTCCAATCTACATTTTCAGCAGCCGCCTTCATTATCGCATCCTCTGCGTTTTTATAACTTGTCTTTAATTTTGCAAGATTACTCGTATGCTCCAATATCGAATGGTCAGTATTCTCTATAGTCGCTATATTGTAATGTTGTTTTTCTAAGAACGCATCAATAGGCGCAAATGTCTTTTTAACTGCATTTGTGTAAATATTAAAAGCATCTATATGCTCCTTGTAAGACAATGTGCTATCATCTACTCTTTGCTTCAACTTAGCCAGCCTATCTAAAACCTCATCTGTTGCTATGGAATTATACATCATTTGTATTGATGTTATATCTTCCTTATCTACATGTTGCCCACCTTGATACCAATGACCGGATAAGTCTTTGCTAAAATTGTCATCTTCTTTGTTTCTTGCTTCTGTGTATTGGGAAGTGGCAGACATTAAAGCATTAGCCTTTTCTCTTTCAGCATTCTCCAATTGTAAAGTTGCAAGAAATTCATCATGCTTGCCTTTAAGTGTTGTTAAATTATCCTTTTCGGCATCACACTTAATCCCAAACTGCTCGTAAGTTTGGATAAGTTCTTCTTTAGCTTTGTTGTAAGCATCAGTTCCTTCCTTAGAAGACTTCATTACGTTAAGCAAACCATCAACTTTCGCCCTTGTGTTTTCAGCAGAATCTCCAAAATGCTTAGTGTCAACAGAAATATCTTCCTCTTCACCTCCGAACATAGCAACGGCACTAGCAAGCGTTGTTACCAATGTTATAATACCAGTAATCGGATTTGCGAGCATAGCAGCCCACATTCCCTTTAAAGCCATAGTTGTAGATTTTACCGCATTACTAAGCATTAATTCAGCAGTTGTCATTATTTTAACACTTGCGGTATGGATGGCATTTTTTACAGTTGAAGCAGCCGTAGCTAAAGTACTAGCCTTTTTCGTAGTCGTATTGGTAGCTTGACTAACAGAATTCAACTGCGTTTGTAGTGTTGCTTGTCTCTCTTGTAATTGCTCACGAATAAGCGCAGCTCCTCTTTGCTGACTTGCAATTGTTGAAACATTTGTTTGAGCAATATTCACTTTCTTCGCAGCGGTTGCTAAACGTTCCTTTGCTTCTAGTGCGTTCACGGCATTACCCTCGGAGTCAAAAGCCAAGTTTGCACCATCAGCGGTTTCCTCAACCAATTTTTGAGCCTCAGCAAAGGCATCTTGGGCATCTTGTAAATCATTCAAGGCTGATGTATATTGTCTAGCCAACTCTACATCCCTATCATCAAGATTTGATATTTTCTCCGTAGTAGTCTTCAAATCATCTTTAAGAGACTCTATTTTTTGTTGACGAAGTTCCTCGGTCTTCCTCTTTTCTTCATCAAGTTCTATCTGGCTTTGTGCTGTTGCTTGTTGCTGAGCCTGCAAGAGTTCACGTTTCATCTCTAATTGAGAACGCATTTGTTCCGTAATAATGCCCTCTTGCTCTGCTGCATCTAACCTTGCCTTTACAAAGTCATCGGACACAGCAGTATCTCCAACAATACTTGCCAAGTCTTGTTGTTTGCTTACTCGCTCTTGCTTTTTGTCCTTACCCAGCGACTTGTAGTTTGAGTTCTCTAGGTCTTGCAAACGCTTGATTTCTGCATCAATTCCCTTCATCATATCATCGGCTTGTTGCGCTTCCTCTGCTTTGCGAATAGAAGCAGCCGCCATTAATGATGCACGATAAGAACCAACGGCTACTGTAGCTACGCCAATAACTTTTATTACCTCTTGCCAATTCTCTACCATAGCAGAAATAATTGACAATCCACTAGAGAACACGCCCTCGGATTTTTTGCCGATTTCGTTGAACATCTGCTGGATGGAGTCACCAATATTGCTCCACTGACCCTCCAAGGTCTTTGATTGTTGTTCCATCAAGCCTCCGAAGCGTCCACCTGCTTGCGTCATGTTGGCGATAGCTTCCTTGAAGATGTCTGATGTCACTTTACCCTTGGAAACAGACTCTTGAACCTCCGTTGTGTTTTGGTGTAAGATTTTACCCAATTCTTCTGCTAATGGGACACCTCTACCCATGAACTGACGCAAATCCATTGTAAACATTCTTCCTTGCGAAACGGTCGTTCCATAAAGATAAACAAGGTCTCCAAGCGGAATATTCAAGCCCGAAGCAATGTCACCAAGTTGGACAAGGGTTTTGTTAACATCTTTCGCTTCCGTTCCGTATGCCAAAAGTTGTTTTGCGCCACCCGTAATGCTGGACATATCGAAAGGTGTATGAGCTGCCGTTTGGATAAGTTCGTCCATCAATTGCTTAGACTTATCCGCACTACCAAGCATGGTATTGAAAGATATTTCAAGTTGTTGGAATTGGGAACGAGTATTAAAAACGCTACGTGTTAATTGTTCAAATCCTAAGCCACCAAGTAATGTTGCCGAAAGCATGTGAGCATCGCCAGTAACTCTTTGGAACAAACTAGTCATTCCTTCTCCAGCAGTCGGAGCTGACTTCATACGTTCTATCATTTGGCTCATGCTATCGGTCAACATATTTGTTGCCTCTTTTGCCGGATTTGCTGAACCTGCATACAAAACATACTCATTCCGCATATTCTCCAAGGTCTGACGAGCACCGACAGCACCCCCTTCTAGGTTCTTCAACTGAGCTGTTTGACCTGCCAAAGAGCCTTTTAAATAGTCAATATTCTTCTGTAAAGAATCTATGGATGACTTATCCGTTGTAACTCCAAGAGTTAATCTCTTGTTCGTGATTTGCTGTTGGATTTTCTCTATTCGGTCTTTGGTAGCTTGCATTTGAAGTTCATAGCTATAAACTTCCCTTGCGGCTGCTTGCATCTTCTTATTAAACTCGGAAGACATCACGTAAGCGGCTCTTGAAGCAGCTTGTGTCAAGTCCTTTAAGCGATTGCTAGCATCCGCATATTTTTCCGTCAAATCCGCAACAATAGCTGGGTCGGTTGACTTATTGGTCTTCAACAACTCAGCCCTCAACTTTTCACACTCGGAACGAAGTTTCGTAACCTCCTCGAAATTCGCTTTGATATTAAATTCTAACTGTGCCATCCTTATATGATTTTATTGGCAAAATTAGCTAATAATCAAAGGAATAACGAAAGAATAAAGGTGTGCTATTTCACAAAAAATTTAAGTGCAAAGAATAATGTCTAGATACAAAAAAGCCTTCCACATTCACATGCAGAAGGCTCGGTTGTTTACTTATTTTTCTTCTATATATAAAGACCGTCAAATCACGACAGCCTGTAATTCTTTTGAAATTCCATGTAAGCAATCAAGAATTTGCTGCTTACGTTTTTTGCTAGGCTCATGGATTCCCATTGCATACTGACGCATCAGAGAAGCATTAATGCCAGCTTTCTTTGCGACACCATTTATATTCAGATATGAAAAATAATCGAAGAAAGAACCTATATCATACCGGAACTCAAACACCAATTCAGGCATTTGCTTTCCCTCTTCTTCAAGAAGCTCTTTAATCTCTTCCTTTGCTACAAAAATATCATCCATCGCTTGTTTTGCAGAGTTGCCAAATCCGACTAGATGGAAGTCTGGAAATTTATCCACCATATAGCAAGAAAAATTCTTTTCTTCTTTACACTTTTCTACTTGTATAATTACCTTTGTTGCCATAATTCCGATTCTAAACTTTAAAAAGAGGTCTTAAACTCATATCAACTTCTTGCTATATAAGCGAAAAATTGCTGGGCTTAAAGCCCAAGCAATCTTTCAAGAATACTGTCGTAAGTCTTTCGAGAAACTTCACGACTGCCGTGCCGTGGCACTGGACATTTAAGTTTTGTTGTTGGACTAAACCAAATGTCGTGATTACCACCATGCCGAACCACATAGCAACCTGCTTGGGTCAGCTTTCTCACTAATTGACTAGTCTTCATCATATATAATAGAAGAAATTAATAAATAAGTAAAAGACCTCTTTTGTCCTTAAGACAATGCAAAGATATAACTTTTTTGTTATATATGCAAATAAAAGGATAACTTTTTTGTTATATTAACCTCAATTAACAAAAAAAGAGCCACCCCGAAGGATGGCTCACTATACTGTACTATACTTTACTATACCATACTGCACTTTACCCTACTACACTAAACTTCACCGCACTCCACTACACTTCACACCACTTTTCTGTTGTACACTGCACTTCATTTAATGACTTCTAGCTTATAAAGCTATTGCCTTATGTATAAACGTAGCTACCAATATCGCTAATGTAGAGAATGCAATATGGAAGCTACAAAACCATTTCTGATTTCGTTTGCAAAGGTAAGCATAATTTCCGAAACAAGCAAATTATTTAGTGTATTTCTTTATTCTTTTAAACTTTATTTTCTTTTAGAAACCTATTTTTAAAATTACACCTTATTATTATAATAAAAGTATCATTTCAAATAAACCCAATTTGTTGAAATGTTACTAAACGTATAACTTTGCTTTTTTGCCTTTTGCGGTTCTTTGTCAAAGTCAGCCGTAACAAACAAATGCGTTCCGTATAATTCCATATTCATTGCTTTTGTTCTCTCATCGCCCTTATCTTCTTCCAATGGGGAAACTTTAGCCAATTCGCTATCAAAAGCATAAAGTTTAAAGAACAAGTCTCCTTTCTGTTTAGAATATTGCACCAATGCGCCATAAGGCTTTTTTACAAGAACAATAGCATTATTCAACTCCTTGTATTCATCACTACAGCTTTCCACGATTTTTTGCTGGTCTTCATTAGAATTTACACGCATCTTTTCCAAATGCTTTCCTAATGATACATACACACTATCCAAAATCTTATATGCACCATACTTATCATAGAAGGCATATCGAGAAGAAACGGCATCTTCAAAATCAGAGCAAGGAACTATTTCATTCTTTGCGTTCATAGCCTTTTTATTCATTATGGCTGAGTTCCAATTGATAACAAAATCCGTTGCTACGAAATCCAAAGAATATATTAGTCTATTGCTATTGAAGCGATAATCAGACAACGCCTTCTTGTAATTAGCCATTTTTTCAGCCTTAACTTGGTTGGAATGGTACACGTAGCCACCAATTCCGCCACCTATCACAACGATAGCTACGGTGATGGCAATTATCACTTTCTTCTTCATAATCACATTTATTTAATTATTGAACCTTGTGAGGAACACCCCACGTTACTTAACACTTTCCAACTTATCCAACACGACCCTAGCCTCAGCGATGGACGATGCGGAATACAACTCACCACCTTGTTTTATTAGGGCGATGAAATCACTAATAGCATCTTCTTTGTTCTGCTTATCAAACAATTCTGCTACAGGACAGCCTATAGCGTTTGCTATTTTTTCGATAGTTGATATACGCAAGTCGTTTTTCTCGCTAAGTAAACGAGAAACCGAAACTCTATTCATACCCATCCGGTCTGCTAGGTCTTGTTGCGTTACACCATATTTATTAAGAACATCTTTAAATCTCATAATACGTAATACGTTACATTGTTATTTTCTTGCAAAGATAAGAATAATCTTTGAAATGTAGCATATATACGTAAAAGTATTAACGTAGTTTAAAGAATAGTACGTTACAAATGAATATTTGTTAATTAACCTAAATACGTTACATTTTCTTTCTAAAATATTTGGCAGTGTAACGTAAATATGTTACCTTTGCATCGTGATTAAGAAAGAAAGGTCACAATAACATTATTAATTTAGCTGAGGTTGCACCTCCGAGTCGGCACTCGTAAAACGGTATAGCAATATGACTACTTCAATGATAAGAAGAAACTTGATTCAGAAGTTCGTTATGATAGAGTTCGTAAGCAACAGGATAAACACCCAAAAGGACGTTGATAGAATGTTGAATATGATAACAACTAAGCTCAATATGAACAACGATGAGGCCAAGAGCTTCTTGCGTGAGAGCATCGGACTTGCAAAGTAAGTAATTTAAGTTTAACGTTTAAAATTGAAAGATTATGGCTACTACATTTAAGAATATGATGAGAGAAGTAATGAATATGGCTCACAGAGCATTTCAGCTTAAGGGTGCTTACATGAGTTGGACAGAATGCTTGAAGCAAGCTTGGCAGGTAATCAAGCTGAAGGCTCGCATGAAGAAGCAGGTCGTTGAGTTTTACTTTCAGAAGATGAATGGTGAGATTCGTCAGGCTTTCGGCACTTTGATGGAGAGTCACATTGACTACACTCCAAACGGCAAGGGTTACGCTTGCAAGGACTGCACCAAGTATTGGGATGAGGTCAAGGGCGAGTGGAGACAATTCAAGAACTACAACTTGATTAGAGTTGCATAACAGATTTCTAACGATTTAAAAAGAAACTAGATATGGGCGCAAAGATTATCGTGATGCAAGGCAACATGGTTGCAACCATCGAAGAGACGAACAAGGACGCATTCAACAAGCGTGGTGAGTATAAAGAGACCGATCTGGACAGACATAAGCGTGAGGTCGATTTCTTGATTACAAGCATCGCTAACCGCTACGAAGTGACATTCAATCACAAGGTAGAGCTGAAGGAAAGCCGGAGCATCAAGAAAAGCGAGTATTTCGATAATATCTACTACGTTACCGAGAACGCATTGAACAAGCTGAAAAAGCAATACTCATACGAGTGTGACTTGTAATAGATTTCGTGAGGCACACGCTAAACTGCACCGGACTTTGAACATTAAATATTTAAGAGATATGGATAAGAATTTGATGGATGCTCTTTATGTGAGCTACAATGAGAAGTTTGGCGTGTTGAGCGACGATGAGCATGAAACTATTTCACATGTATTGGGTACTGATTTAACCTTGGTTCTAAACAAAGAGAATATGGAGGTGTACCTGTTAGTGCCTTTGACAAGAAACCATAATTTTGAGTGTAAGGGTAATTACATTATCGTGGATGGCAAGCGGTTCGATTCGGACATCTTTTTCCGCAAGGATGCTTGTCAATGGATTCAGATGCAATCTAATGAAATGCTATCAATGGTAGCGTAACATAACATAAGGTGAGGCACACCTGAACAACTGTACATTATCTTTGATGTTTAACAATTAAATTCCGTGAGCAATGGAAAGAAGAAGTAATGTGCAGCATCATGCCACAATGGTTGGTCGTGCTGGCGAGGACAGAAGTCCTCCAAAGTAAAACAAACGTTAAGGTTTTAGATAAAACACTAAAACGTTTGCAAGTTAAAGAGAAAAGCATTAACTTTGCAGCCGAAAGTAATAATGGTTGTGAAGTGAGAGAGCACGACTGGCAAAAGTTGGAAATAATTAATATTTAATATATTTTCATTTGCTCCAAGCGTGGAGCATCGTCATTCCGTTCATCGCCTTACATAAGTGGACGGTTGACACAAGCCCTGTCCATCCTCTCTCACAATATGGTGGACGGGGCTTTCCGTTTCTATCACAGCCAAGCATTAAATATTAATTATTAAATAATATGAAAGATTATTTAGAAAAGAATTTGAATGATGCACCCATGCTGGGAGCATTTGTAAATCAGAGTGAGGAAATCAAGGTTGAAGGCTTTGAACTCATCAAGGTAGAAGAACGTGATGGTAATCAAGCCGTCAATGCAAGAGAGCTGCACCATAAGTTGGGTAGTAAGCAGCAGTTTGCTAATTGGATTCGAAACCGTATTGAAAAGTACGGATTCGTTGAAAATCAAGACTTTTGCTCATTTAATAAAGTTATTAAACGAGAAAATGGTGCTACTACTATTACAGAGTATGCCTTATCTTTGGATATGGCTAAGGAGTTGTGTATGATTGAGAACAATGAGACAGGCAGGATGATTCGCAAGTACTTCATTGAGGTTGAGAAAAAAGTAAGAATGCAGAGTGTTCCATCTTTGCCCGATTTCACTAATCCGGCTATAGCAGCAAGAGCTTGGGCTGACCAGTTCGAGAAGAACCAAGTACTGACCTTGGAAAACAAACAGCAGAAGGAGGAACTTGCCAAGGCATCGCAGGAGATTGTAGGACTAAGCGCACAGATTACAACGATGAAGCCTAAGACTACTTACTTCGATGTGATGATGAAGAACAAGAGCACAAGCGTGATTACATCAATGGCGCAGGATTACGGAATGAGTCCGCAAGCATTCAACAAATTGTTGCATGAGCATGGTATCCAGCACAAGGTTTCTGACCAATGGGTCTTGTACCGCCAATATTTGGATAAGGGATATGTGAATAGCGAGCCAGTGACCATTACGCACAATGATGGAAAACAAACCATCAAATACAACACGAAATGGACTCAAAAAGGGCGTTTCTTTCTCTATGAGTTCCTAAAGGAGAAAGGTATCTTACCTTTGATTGAACGAAATAATAATGGTGAGACACACTAGGACAACTGTAAAAGCCCCAATCTCGTTAGAGGTTGAGGCTTTCTTTATTTTTACATTTACTTCTTATCTAACCCATAGGAGAACAAATACTTTTGCGCTAATTTTCAAAGACTTGTATTTTTATTACAAAAGTATTGTTATTTTACATTTCGGTTTCATTATACTCATAATCCCAGAGGAATAACTTGCCTTTGACGTTTCTAATCGGCTCATCGAACAATTTAGCATTCTTCAAGAACCAATGATATTGGAAATCTTCAGCAAATGCATCCGGATAAGCCTCATGATACTGAATATCATCCAACTCTACGCTGCCGATAATGGCTGACGTTGGCAAGTCTTTGAAGTCCGGAATAACAATACCATGCTCTTGGCAATATTTCTTCATTGCGCTCTCCTGCCATCCGTCAAGTTTTTCAGGTTTGGCTTGGCTAGCATGAATAAGGAAACGACCACGGAACTTTCTATTCCATGTTCTGTTCTCAATGGTCTTGCAGCCGATAGCGATTAACCAAGCATACGGCTGACGAATTGATAATACTTTCATAAGCTCATTGTTTTGTTGTTTACATTCGCAAAGGTAGTAAAAACCTTCGAGAAATGCAAGAAAACTCTAATTTATTTTCACATTTTCTAAAAATAATCTTGAAATAATTTGCATTCTCAGATATTTCAACACACTTTTGATTGATGTATTCAGATAAATAACCATCAAGTATGTTTCTTCTGTACTTAAGGCGGTAAGAGGTTAAATCCTCTTCCGCCTTTTCTTTCTGATTCTGTCCCAATCCGGTTTAAGTACATCCATCGTGCCGACCATCGCCCTGTACTTGTCGCCAAGTTCGCCCTCGTTCATAGATGAACGGAAAGTGTACATCTTGTATCGTTCATGCTCAGGAACATATAATCCCACCATCAAGGAACGGACTCCATCTACCTCCTGCTCCGGTGCTATCAATACAAGCCCCTCGTTCATGCTTTCCAACTTGAAAATCTTTGAGGTAACAACCTCATAATAGTCTAGTATATTCATATTCTTGTCTCCTATAATTATTTTGTACGTTCAAACACTTCAATATACTGGATAGAGCTACAATCAATATATTTACGTGTAAACACTACTGTACTTCCACTTCCAATCATAAGTGTTCTGTTCTTTGTATTGCAATTGAAAGATGTTTCAATACCAATACCATTGAAGTCGAAACTTATTTTTGCTCCACCTACCAAGTTGATACTTCCTCTAAGACCTTTGTCCTCGGCTTCGCCTAATATCACATTCACATGACCTGCATCCATATTCTCCTATAATTAATTGTTAAACACCTTCTCTAATAAAGATACGTATGATAGAGTCACTATCAATGTAATCTCTGTTTCCGTTCTCAGCAAGTATAGTTATCAAATGCTTTTTTTTGTTATAAAGAACATCGGCAGTAAAATCAAATAACTTTGATTTGCTAAAGTTTGCATGAGTTAACTGCCCATTAGAGAGTGAAATACCTGCAATGCAACCGCACTCCTTTGCATCATCTAAGATGTCTTTGATAATCTTAATATCCATAGTCTTATTACTTTACTTCTCGTTCTACAATATCGAAATTATCCCACGTCTCTCCTTCGCTGTCTGAGATATGAAAGAAAGAATCTGAGATATTGTATAGATAATCATCGCAATCCAAAACTCGCTTGTAATTCTCCAAAGTGTTCATTCCTTTGTGTCTTATCGCCTTTCTTGCCTTATCTATGGTAGAGAAGACTTCTGCATCAACCTCCACTGCTTCACCCAATCCATGTTGGTATGAAGAAATTACTACATATACTTTCATAGCTTAAACATCATTATTTCTTACGCTACCTTAGATAACGTTTCTTTGTCAATCTCAATCCATTGGCAAGCATCCTTGCGGAAGAAGATTTCACTCTTGATATACTCACCATCCACATCAATGCTATCATCCTTGCAGACAAATGTATGGTTCTTTGTCAAAGGTACAAGAAGGTACGTTTTACCCTCTCTCTTGCGTTCTACAAGCGTTTTGTCCGTCCCAAGGATAACTGATACCCTTTCGTCCTTATCGTCCTTTAGAACACCTATTTTATCCGTGTGCTCGATATAGAGCACATTCAGAAAATTCTCATCCATTTTCTTATGCATTAATCATTCTGTTATACTTTTTCTTATTAACACCTCGTTTAACGGCTTCATAGAGCAAAGTCAAAGCTAATGCTTCATCCTTGACTTTCAAAGCCTTCAAGGTATCTCTTTTTACGTTGTAGTTCTCATCGACCTCACACAATGGTACGTAGCCTTTGTGCTCGAAATTTCTTCGACCAATCGCCCAAATCTCATAGCCATCCGGAAACTCGTTTGTTGTCTCGAATTCATAACTGCCATCAATAAACTTTTCCATAATCAATTATATTAAGTTCTTTGCCTTATCTTTTCTTACTTCTCCCATCGGAAAGCGTTAGGGTCTTTTACAACCTTCTTGCTGGCTTCGTCCCACATATAACCATCATTAAACCACTTTGGGGCTTTACCATTGATTACCCGTTTCGCCTCGGCTATGCTAGCATAGTCTGGTTCAACAACATTATCAATGCGAACGGCAATCTGACCGAATACGTCCTCCACCTTGGTAATATGATGCCCTTTGTAGAACACTTCTTTCAAACACTTAGCAATTGTCTCCATATCTCAAATACTTTAAAAGTCCTAAACTAAAGGGGTGTTTAAAGGCACACCCCCTATTAAGCCTCGCCAAACACCTTAGAACGTGAATATATCTTTATGCAACTCGCAAGAAGTTGTAAGCCTTGAATTGTCTCCATGCGCCCTTTGCTTCATCCCAATAGCGGATGCAATCTCTTGATGCTGCATGCCCTGTACCATTTGGAGTATAGTCAATGTGGCTCTGAAGGAGAGTACCAAAGGCTTGTCTTACCTCACCATTCATCTTCATAAAGAAGAACTCTACTACCTTGGTCTTCATCGCTGCCTCAAGCTTTACGACCTGCCAAGCCTGTTTCAAGCACTCAACCCAAGACATTGAACTTGATTTCAACTGATAGGCTCTATGTGCCAACTGCATTACCTTTCTCATCTTGTTCTTAATTGAAGTAGTCATATCCTCAAACCGTTTTACGAGTGCCGACTCGGCTGCATAACAGCAATTAATAGTTAAACTTTAAAGCCTTTATCTCTTAAAGACATTGCAAAGATACAAAATAAAATCATACAAACCAAATTATTTGCAAGAAAACGAATGATTTTAATCATCTTTTAACATAACTATATATGTATGACCTTTTTCTTAACAGAACTTCACATTGTATGATTTAATTCAATCAATACAAGAGAAAAATTTGGTAGTTTCAAAAAACTTTCTTATCTTTGCAGTCGAAATTCAATCATACATTATTATATTATAAATATGGACGTTAAATCAATAATTAAAGAAAAGGGCTTTACTATCGAACAGGTAGCTAAAGAAATGGGTATATCAAGAGTTACTTTTACCCAAAACCTCAGCCGTAACCCTACGATGAGGACATTACAGCGTATTGCCGATGTATTAGGGTGTAAGGTTGGAGACTTCTTCAAAGACGAAATCGAGCCATCTAAGCCAACATTTGTTTGCCCTCATTGCGGCAAGCCTATCGAGCTGGAGATTAGGACAAAGGAGGGGAAATGATATTCCTCTCCTTTTACTCTTCTATTCCTTCTCCTTCAAAAAGCCTATACCTGCATGAACATTACCCAACTTATACCAAGACTGGTTTAAAGTCATAACATAACTACTGAAGGATTCTTCCCCAATATCAAGGGTGAAGTCTTCATCTACATCAGGCTCTCCATGTCTTACGTACCCCTTATTCGGGGTGTATAGCAATCTATGATATGAGCCACTCTCACAAATATAAAGTCCGCTATTACGCCAATCGGAACTCCAAAATTCCGGTTTATTCACGTAACAAAGCATTACATCACCATCGTAAATAGGAATACTATGACTTCGCTCATCCTTTTCTCCAACAAACTTTTCGCTGTCAACATTGTCAGACTGACGGATAACAGATACGATGGAGTAACCATTTCCAATAAAGTCCGCTATATCAACATATGTTCTTTGCTCTCTAAGGTCAAATTCTTGTTGGCTTCTTACGCCATCTTTCTCAAAGATTACAAGTATTCTTGTGTACTTATCACCAAAATTGACCATACTTAGAATCAAGCCGTTGTTCATGTAAGACGCATAAGCTTCTTTGGCTAGTGTTAATACACGCTCTAGATATTCCAATGGCTTGTATCTAACTAGCCAAGACTGACCTTTATGCATCTTTTGCAAGTACGAATACATATTCATCGCCTCGCATTCATCTATTCCATGCTTCTTGCAGACCAACTTAAACTTATCCGGATAAACACTAGTTACAAGTCTATCCAATTCGTCCATAGCTTGCATGGCTTTCAAATAATCATTTGCTTCCATTTTACTAATCTTTAAGTTTCTCAATTATATAACCACGACCTGTATAGGTACAAGACAAGCCGATATACACTAGCTGATGTAAGAGCCACAATTCTTCAGTGAACGGCAATCTATCACACTTCACAAACTCATCTTCATCCTCAAAATCAGATGCCTTTTCCAATATTTCTTCCTTTGTCATTATCTTTAAATTTGTGCCCGAAAGCTGTTAAATATCCGCATCTTTTATTTTTTGTAATGTGTCAAATATCACATCTGCAATCTCAAACCTGCCGACATTTGGATTCTGTGGGACACTATAACATAGAGCTTTTAAAAGCTCAAAACATTGATTCTCAAATAATATCATACGCTTACTTCTTTTGATTAAAATACTTTTCCAACTCTCGAAGAATGAACAGCCCTCCTATCTTGAAAGACTGCTCTATCACCCCTCGATGTTCCTTAAATACGTTTTGACTTCTTGCAAACCGAAACGCTTCATTCTCTAGTATAAGCACAAACTTATTAAATTCTGCATCGGTCATTTGCATTCACCTCCTTCCTTTGAGAATAAATCATCAATACAGAGCCACCCGTCTATAGGCATTTTCTCAACAAATCCTTTCCAAGATTTGAATTCTTTTACTTGGGCTAATGAATAATAGTTGCCTACACTATAGTGCAGCAATATCCATTCATCATATCCTTCTGGCTCTTTATTTGTTTGATGCCACAAGTCCTTCAAGAACTCGTTGACAGCCCACTTAACACCTTCTTTGAATCCGTTTCTTCCAATAATGTTTCCATCACTGTTAAGAGGATATTCCTCAAATGCAGCTTCTTCTATTTTTTTGTCATCTATCATAACTATTACTATATTAAAAAGGTAAATATGGACGTTCAAGAAAACTAAGTAAAACAGCATGTTCTTTATATGCGAAAGAATCTGTTCTTCCCATTCTCTCAAAGCGTTGCATTTGCCTTTTACAATGCTCTATAAGTTCTTTCTTAAAAACTTCGTCCATATCTTAAACCTCCATATCTTTAGTTGTACCTATTAACTTTGCAGTCTCCTTATTGTAAGGAAGACAATATCCTATCCTTGAACTCAGGCTTTTCAATCTCCAAAGTATCAAGGTTGAGTTTGCCATTGTAACACTCTTCAATCTTCTTGATGAACCTTTTAGCTTCTTCATCAGATACTTTAGTAAATAAATCTGTAATTCCAACTTTTGACTGAAGCCAACGATTTTCACTATTATTGCAATAACGACTTTTAAATTGTGTATATTCATCGTCTTGAAATCCTTCAAAAATAGTATAATAAAATTCTTCACAGTTTCTATATACCAGCACATCGCCCTTCTCCCAAGCAAACTTTTCCCAATCACGCATTGATTTGCTAGGATAGATGCACAAAACTCCTTCCTTGTACAATTTGCCGTCTTTATCGAACCATGGCTCTTTATTATGATGCTTAACTTGAAAAGCATCACATGCATCAGTAACGACATATAGAGTAACACTTCCAAACATATCAGTCCAGAGTTTCGTACCTTCTGGCTTATCCTTCAAGATTTTTGCTATATTAATCTCAGTTTCCATATCTGACTTTTTTATATTCATTTATTCTTCACTAAAATATTTCTTCACAAACGCTCGTTCGGTGAGCCATTTTCCCAACCCCACTCTAAAGTAACGCTTTGGCTTGCCTTTCGCAAACCCATATTCGTCACGAGGTGTATTAACACTCATGTGTATCTTCGGAACATTATTCACCGATACGTATGCGGTTATATATTCATCCGAGAATGCCAAATGCTGAACTTCACGGAACTTTACACTATTAAAGAACATTTCCTTCATAAGCCTTAGTCCTTATAAATTGCATCAAGAGTGCTCCTGAAATTCGGATTATCAATAACGGCTTGGGCATCTTCTTTGTTCTTGAAGTAAATAGTTCCTTCGTTATAATTACTACTTGAAGTAATACCATATTCGTTGGTTCGCATGATATTATACTTATATTCATTAGAATTCCAATCCGGTTTCCAATCTCTATTATAGTACTTAGCTATAATCATTAACCTAGATAATGCAATTAGCTTATCCACATTCATATATGAAACTTGAATACATGCTGGACGAATATATTCGTCTGCTAAAGCTGATATGGCATCCATATAGCCGATTACCCTCTTCCTAAGCTTAATAATACCAGCTTTCAAGTCACTTTTTTCAATGTCCACTTCCATTTCTTTAGGGATGTCAAGGACTATTTTTTTATCTTTCATTTCCATTTTTCTTATGTTTCATTTCCACAATATAGTTTTTATTCACAACCAACTCGAAGAACTTATATTTAGCATTCATGTAGTTGCGACCTAAATCAACTCCACCAACAAATTCTTCTCCATACCAAGAGATTGCCGTATACTTTACAATATCATGCTCTTCCGGATGATTCACACGCCCAATCCATACATCTGTGCGAACCAAATCGCAATACCCATAAGGTAATTTGGCACGTATCATCCTCGTATTCTCCGCATCAATATAAACGTTTTTGTATTCTAGGTCTACACCTAGAATTTTACGATTAAGCTTTGCTACATCCATATTCCATTAATTTTAAAACACTACGTTGAAGTTCCCTCGGTTTGAACGGATTTTTCTTCAACATTTTATTCGCTTCGTTTTGTATCTTGCGGCTTTCCCACTTCTTTGTAAGACGCATAGCCTTTAACAAACGATGGTCTCCGGCTAGCTTTCCTGCATCTTTCTTGCCACAATAATAGCCTTGCCTATAAGCCCAATATCGGGTTTTATAGACTTTCTTCATTATCTTCTTAGCTTGTCTTATCTTCATATACTACTTGTTTTTATAAATATTACATGTCCCCTCATAAATTGTGCTATTTGTATAGATGTCTTTATATTGCGAAATGGAAACCAATCCATCTGCCTTCATTTCCCTAAGAATGCCATCATACACACTTTCTATTGCTCTTCTCTTCAATTGCTCCATGCCAGATTTATCACGACAATAGTATTGCATTTCAAGGTTTGACATTGCAACTCTTGAATGAAGCTTAATAACTTGTGGCTTTATATATCTAACCTCTATCTTTGGTTTGATACCTAGTTTATCAGCTAACCATTGTTTCCATTTTGGCTTAACATCCTCTCCATCTAAGCAAGCAAGTAATATATAAATAAGACTAACACTTATATATAAAATTACAATTTCCATATGCTACTTATTTTTATCTCCTAATAATACGTGTCTTCGATAAGGGAAGAAATAGCAACGTTCTCCTGGACACCACCAACTAGGAGTGTTCTTCATGCATCTACGACATAACGCTATATTCTTCTCAGCTTTTATGTCGTCACGTTCAAACTTTCTTCGTTCTCTTCTTGAAAGAGGAGAATAAGGATAAGTCTCTTTCTTAAACACCTTAGCTGCTAAAGCATTCAGTTTTAGAAATACTTTTTCTAATATTTTTATCATACGCTACTTCTTATCGAATTTATTGCCAACAACTATGAATTTACCTAATGAAAGATAATGACCTAATGGTTTACCCTCAATCTTTCCATTAGCATGTTTGAGGTAATACCCACTTAACTCTTCCGACCATACAATTTCTGATGGAATAAAAGGATAATTCTTGATAACATCATGTTCGTACAATTCTTTACCTTCATAATCTGTTAGCCCTGTGTACTGGCAGACTGTTGAAGGGTCAATTTGATGCGCCTCATTTCGATTAAGCATAGATTCTTTCTGCCTATCTTCAATGATGTAGGTGTTACCACATTCGGCATAAAAGTAACCTTCTACCCAACTATTATCTTCTATTCGTTTAGCCTTAAACTTTATATTTCCTATTTTCATAAGCTATAATACTTCTTTTTCAAATTCACTCTTTGGAACACGATAACAAACTGCTTTTCCATAAAAAACTTCAACGCCTTTTAAGGGCATTTCCTTTTCTAAAATATCATGTACCTTCGTGCCTTTTCTCACACTAATAGCTATATAATCATAGCTATTATTTATCATCAATAGTGAGTTATTTGTCATGTACACCTTGCCATTCTTGGAAAGATTACTATGATTTCTTGAAGGCTGATAGTATAACCCACTAGCCTTATGCTTGATTCTGTAAGGTTTTGTCATAACTATTCTTCTTTAAGTTCTACACTTTATTCACCTATCTTTTCAAAAACTAATTTTACTTTAATAGGCTCATCTTCCCATGATAAATCAATATTGTTTCTTGGAATAGTAAATCTTTTGTTTCTATGGTCTCTAGCAGTTATCTCATCATTACAATTATAATCAATACCACTTTTCCACTTACTCCAAAAGCCATACCAATCATCACGGAATGGTTTATCCTTGAACAACACTAGCTCACCATCTTTATCACAAGCAAGCCATAAATATTTAACATTATCACTCATATTTCTTCTTTTTAAATTCTCTTTCACGTTTACGTCTCTCCTTCCTTGTAGGTGGAGGTACGTATGCCTTATCCATAACTATTCCTCCACTTTAATACCAAATGGAGTGCCGTCTACAAAGGTGTTGTCTTGATAGCTATTTTTTGAATCCAGCAGGATGGCGCCACCATCGGGATCTGCCAGGTATACTTGTTCGTCACCGACATAAGTGATATTTAAATAGCCTTCGTAGCACTTTATCCACCCAAACGGCTGATGCTTCAACATTTCTTGCCAGCACTCTTCTGCGTTCTTAAATGGGCGGTATTTTTGTTCTGGCTTGATACGATAGTTATCTTGATATTTTATGAGTGTATCAAGATTTAAGCCATCCTCATCACCATCTATATCTTGCCAATCACCATTCTTGTACTGAATTGTCTTACCTTCTGCTATCGCTTGAAAGATAGGCATCAATCTCTGAATTTCGCCTGTATAAATTTTCTCCATACTTATTCCTCCAACTTATCAATAGGTTTCCAATGAGTGATACGAGCCATTCTCCCTTCCCATAAGATGATGAAGTCATTACCATCTTTTGGGACGGTAGTGCTTTCCACTCTTCTGTTTTTAAAAACATTATCAGGTGACATCTTACTTGTTACCCAAACTACCTTATCATAAGGGGGAAGCTCATCCTCAACAGATACCCAGTCTGGCTTGTTGAGTTCCTTCAAAGCTTCTTCTAAGTTAGAGATAACGCTATGTTGGTTAGCATACCTACTCCAAATGATAGCTTGTTCTATCAGCTCTTCAACTTTCTTCTTATCCATAGTTATAAATTAAAATATTCACGTATCTGCTCACCTGTCATGCGATATACCTCAGATATTCGGCAGTCTCTAATTGGGCTATCCCATGCACTGATATGTTCATCATTACAACTACCATCAGCAATACGCTCTACGGCTTCTTCTGATCCTGTTGCAAAGTCAACGCTTAAAAGTTCCTTTTCCTCGTCACTAAGCCCTTTTCCTTCCAAAGCAATATTTAGAGCGATTTGCAACTCGTCAAGAGCCTTGCCTGAATAACCAATAGCCTTATCTAGATGAAGTTTGATTGATTTCTCTTTCTTATCCATAGTTGCTTATTTTTTATCTTCTTCAAGAAGTTTTCCTATTGTCTTTATTGAATTGTAAACACCAAAAGTTTCTCCGTCATTCATCTTTATTATAGATGTATCATTTGGTTTTTCTTGTATATAAGCGATACTATCTGGGTTCACTAGTATATACCCAGAACCCTTGTATCTATCTTGTAGTATTAATCTAATCATATTCCGTTCTTTTTCCCCTCTCCCTGTTGCCAAGGAGAGGGGTGGTTAGTTACTCTGTTACTTCAATGTACTTAACTGGATTGTTTGGGTCTGCACAACATGGTTTTGTATGACATTCAAACTTACCATCAAATACACATCCTACACATTCTAACGTAGGGTCTGGAACTGCTCTAATCATAATCTATTCTATTTATCCTTTGCAGGATGGTTAATCAATCTTCTTGATACTATCAACTTCCATTCCCCATAGAACAAACTCTCTATTAGAGCGAGTACCATCCTTCTTAGATGGGTTGATTCTTACTTCAATCTCTCCAGTATAGTCACCATAACATCGTTTTGGAACAATGCTTGTAATCCAACAAACATCACATCTAGAACAGCTCACTTTGTCACCAACCTTGTATGAAAGGCTTTCGATGTAATCATTTACGTAAGAACAAATCTAATTGTTAGCATCATTGATAATACTTTGTTGCTTGGCAACCTTTGCTTTTAATTCTTCTTTTGTCATATCTTTTAAATTTATGCCCGAAGGCGGTTAAACATCAAATCTTTCTGTCTTGATGAGTTATTATCTCACATTCATTTCCTCTACGATTCCAATAACCGCATTGGTAACATTTTCTTCCGTAGAAAGGGCAATGGTGATTTACTTGTGTTGCTATACTCATACCTACACCTCCATTTCTGAGTTGATTTTCAATCCATAAAAAAGGTGTTGAAGTTCGTGAACGAAGCTAACACTTGCCAGGTTATGCTTTTCTAAACCTGCACACACCAAGAACTCATCCTTAACTTCAGTATCTTTAGTTATGTACAGATAAGCTCTTTTTACAGGTAACTTATACCAATCATAATCATCCCTCTTCCACCCGTTCTTCTCTAGAATCTCTGGAGTAAGACTTACTGGCTTTATCTCATCACTATCAACAAGACAATACACCAACCCTTCTTTTGGACAAGACAAGTCAAAGTGACTTCCGTCTCTTGGCTCTTTGACAACCATTACTTTGTTGTCATACATGACAACATCACCTTCAATATATTTCTGTGCCATACACATTAATCTTTACTATTAATGAAATCCTCATACTCACCTATCGTGATTTCCACAAAGTCTGTATTTTGCTTTTCTACTCTGATACTATCATCAAAGTAAACGAAAATGCGGTCTTTATGACGGAGAAGTTGAGTGATAGTAAAATGGCTAGCTTGGGGGACTTCTATATTCAGTTCCTTTATTACCTTGAAATGGTTAGCAACTGATTTATAGGAGAGAAGAACGGAGGCTATTGCCTTGCCTTGCTTACTACGCTTGTTAGGCGCAATAACTACATAGTAACCGTCTTCCAATTTTACACCGTCTATCTTCTTCCACACCTTCTTATCTAGCGTATCGTAACGCTCAGAAAGAACCCATATAGCGGTAACCTCGTACACTCTTGTGAGAGTTCTGTTAGGCTGATAGCCCTGATATTTTTCAAATTCGAAGCCTACGGCTTCTTCAACTCTTTTCATGTAGGCTTGATGCTCTTCAAATTCTGCATCGAGAATACTCTTAATGTATTGATAAGCCTTTGTCCCTTGTTTTGCTTCGTACAACATACGCTTTACTTTTTATAGTTGCTATTCTCCTTATACCCACCACTTACAAGCCATTGACCAAATTGTTCAAGACTTTCTATGTTATTTATAAGACTCCATTTGTCACCTATATCATCAGTTGTATAAGCTATAAAAGTCTTATGTGTGAGCACATTCCAACAGATTTCTAATCTGTGTAAAATGGTTTTTCTAAAATTATATCTTGCTGCCATACGCTTTACTTTTCTAAAGATGTATATATTCGTTCACTTCACCCAAAACTTGTGTTAGCAGGTTCTTCAGAATCTTCAATTCATCATTCGAATATGTAGCTATTGGATAACCATCAAGGGTAATATTACCACAACTACGACTTATCTTTAACGAGTGTTTATTTTCTTTCATATTTCTTTTTTGCTTCTTAACTTCTTTGAATATTACATGTTTTCCGTCTGAACGGTCTTCCGGTTCACACTGAAATCCATCTGCCCAATCATTATATGTCGGGTTATAACACGTATCATCATGGTCGAACAAACATCCATCGCAACCATTCTGCTCAACTGCTTCAAGAATAATAGTTACTCTCTGCCCTGCTTTAATCTCTTTCATAATCAAAACGCTATTCTAAAATCCTTACCTTTCAGAGAAGGTTTCTTACTAAGAATGAACTTCTCTAAATCTTCAAAATCTATCGGGAAGAGCGCACAATATTTATACTTTAATGTGCAGATGAATCTTCCGTTGAGCATAACATCGAATGTGAATATCTTCATAGGTCGCCTCCTTTCTTTTTAGGAACATACTCTTCTAACTCATCGCTAAACTCATAGCAGTCCGGGCAGTAGTGCTTATCGCCAATTTCTACCCATTCGGATTCCGTTGCTTGTTCTCTAGCAGTACAGATGTCCACCCAACAGTCAATACCATCGTCCACACCATAAGTCTTTCCGCATCTGTCACATACGACAGAGTACATTGTTACTTCCTTAATCATGATTGCCTCCTTTCTTCGGGAGTAATTCATCAACATAGAGATAGCTAACAATATCATAATCAACTCCAATATATTTGAAATCGTAATCATACCAACCAAAATCGTGAAAAGATGATTGTTCTATTCTTTCTTCATCAGAAAGCATCCCATAATTAAGATGATAAACAACTCTTACCAAACATATTCTATGTTTATCAGGCTCTTCGCTAGCAGGATGCCACAAGTTCTTTAAGAACTCTTCTTGCATCCATTTAACACAATCCATAAAAGAGCCTATGCTAACTTTATCTCTATCTTCATCGGACAGAGTTGGATAATTTCTGTATTTATCAGCATTGCGTCTTGCAGCTTCTTCTATTTTCTTATCATCTAAAACCATTTTATTAACCTTCATAACCATTATTACGTAGTTCATCAATTAAAATCTTGACATCTTCTATAGATTCTCTTGCGAGAGTTCGTAGATGAGTTCTGCGAACAGCTTCAGGGCAAGCGCATCTATTATCATGCTCGTAATCTTCCCCTCGTTGTTTTACTTTATCTCTAAACAACTCTGCTGATTTTTCATACAAAAAATCTAATTCTATTTCAGATAATTTCATAATCAAACCTCCTCTTTAAATTCGGACTAACACTACAAGCCTTTATTTCGATTATCGAAAATATGCTCACAAAAAATCTTCTTAAGTACTTTCATATACCTAATCTTTTATATCTTTAATATAGCACCACTTTGTGATGTTGTTTCTCCTTACATAATCTTTCCAATAAACAAAAGAGTAAAGATAATCAGCTTCGTACTTAATACCTCCATCGTCTCCATCATACCATTCTGTAAGAATCCATTCTTCGTAGTTTGGAGCTTCTTTTGCAGAGTACCATTTAGTCATTGTTCACCTCCTTCCTTATCATAAAGTAATCTTCTTCAACTTTATTATGTAAGTAGTATAAAAGTTTTAACTTTGTGAGTTTTTCTAACTTTCTTACTACATATTTTATAGTATTAGGACTTATATAACCGTCAGTCCAACCTCTTTTCAAAAGCCATTTAGTACTCTCCTTGTAGAATAACTTCTTGCATTTTCGTTTATTCATTTTCAATCTCCTTCACATAAAGTTTCGTTAACCTCGTCATTGTATGTATGAGTAACCGGATTGTACTCGGAATGGGTTGCATATACCCTACCTTTCCGGTTAGTGAAATAGATAGCATTTCCTTGGTCATAAAACCTGTACACTGTTATACTATCAACAACAAACAATTTCTCGACCTTGAATTTGTCAACAGAATCCGAGATTTGGACTCTTGTACCCTTACCTTTGCAACCTACCAAAATGGCGGCAACGGCAATTATCATAAATACCTTTTTCATATCAACTTCTTTTCTTCTTGACGAATCCGTCATTCATCATAACCTAATATGCTAAAGAACTCATCCATTTTTGGATTTAGATTATTTGCCATTAACATATATGCCGGAACGGAACGACCGATGTTGCACTCTAACTTCAATGCATGTATCATTACTGAAGCTTGTTGGCTTGAAATCTTAACCCTATCCAATCTGGAAAGTATTTCGCTCTGCGAATCTGCATTACGAAACACTTTCTTGATAAGACTTTCTATGTACTTACGCTGCTTGTCCGTCATTGCTCTTATTGTGCTCAAGAGACTCAACCAAAGCCTTCAGACCATTGAAAGTAGCATCCACCAACTCCTTGCTATCGGAAGCATCAAAATACCAATTTCCAATAATCTTGCTATTATTTTCGGCAAACATCGTAATACTCGTATGAGTATTTGAAGACGACATCTGGATAGACTCCTTTGTTCTACCCATGAGGCTGGCAATCTTTGCCAACACCTCTACATAAACATTATTCTTTTCCACTTTCTTCTTACAGTTTTTATGGTGTGTCTCACCTTTTTAATTAGTAACCTTATTTCTTAATTACATTGCAAAGATACAAAGAATATCCGAAACATGCAAATTATTTAATGTATTTCTTTTATCTTTTAACACACTATAATAATATAAATAAATAATTTGCTGACGTTAACACAAAAATCCCCACCACTACATTATTATATATAGTGATGGGGTAAACATTTAAAACAAAATAGCATTATGGATTTCTTCGATTACTATCTAGTACTTTCTTTAATTCTCCATCTACATCAAGTACTCCACCTTGCCAATCGGACTGAATATCTAAACTAAACCAACCACCTTCTTTTGTGCGAGCAAACCAAATTTCATTCTCATCATACTCTTTAATAACACAACCAATGAAATAGTCAGTTGTTTCATTCCAAATCCAACTACACTCGTCTGAATTATTCTTGAATGCTTGCTTTACATAATCCGGTGCATAGGCATATAAAGCCACGTCCTTTATGATTGCCTTATACAACCTAGAGCTACAGACCTTCCCATCATCAAAGAAAGGAATAACCTCACCTATTTTAGGTATACGCTTTATATCTTTCATCTTAAATCAAGTCCTCTACATAAGCCCATTTGTAGATGGCGTTGGACTTCGTAAACTTCTTCCACCATTCCTCGCCTAAGAAATTCAGATGCTTGAAACGCTTACGAACCTTAGTCAGACCGACAATGCGTCTGTTGTGCTCCGGCAATTCTTCAACCGAATGCCAAGCATCTTCCTTTTGATATTTTATTCCCAACTCCAAGGCTTGCTTGGCTATCTGCCTTGCACCTTGACTAAAGTCTATCTTATCAATCAACATTTCTAAGTCCATAATCAAATAACTTTTATGTTAACTTTGTCATCAAAAAACGCTTCAAGCACTTCCTTGGCTTTAGCATCTGCTTCATTCAAGTCTTTGCACTTGACTACTTGAACACCATAGCCTATAGGGTTACGCAATTCGTAGCAGCCATCAACCTTAACCAAGCGAAGGAAAATATCTCCACCTTTAAAGCGGTATGAATACCCTTCAGTTGCTTCATTCCACTGTCTAACAATGTTCCTTACCGCCATAGATTCTTTGCACTTTTTCCAATGTAGCACTAGCACCCTCAATGTAGGCTGCGATAATGACATTTCTATATAGCTCACTATTTTCCTTATCAATTCCTACCAAGCCTTCTGTTGATTTCAAAGGCTCAATTGTAAATTTATAAGCCTCCTCTACTATCCAGCTAGGAACTCCATTTGAAATCAAATTCTCACAATACTCATTCATAATTTAACCTTTTAAAATTAGTGGATGAGAAGGGATTCAAACCCTTCTTGGTGGCAATACCTCCCCAGTGACCCAGTACACGGAATGTTTAATCAAGAAATCCGCTCCAAGTTTGCGAGGGTCGCATTGCTTTCAGTTGCCAATGCCACTCATCCGTTTGTCAGCGACAGATGCGAATTTGAAGACTGTGCACCATTCCCAACCTTGCCCAAGGGTTTCTGCCGCTGACTTATAGGCATTTGCCAATGATTGCCGACAAATTTCAAGTGTTCACATCTTACGATGCGGTATTAACTATCTCCCTGCCCAAGGGAACAACCATTAGCGATAGGCTATTTGTAGTTATGAAACTTCAAAATAAAGCCGTGTGACTCCTAAGTTTACAATCCCGCCCCCACGCAAGGCATCACACGGCTTTGATACGTGGGTATTTGGTAGCTTATGGCAATCCTACCTCGTCTTTCTTATATCATTCCGCTGCCATCCTGCCGCCCAGTCTACCGGAGCTGCATTACAGCAGTGAAAAGATGTATTCACATTATACAAGGCAGCTCTGAACTCATCCAATTCTTCTGCCGAGAACGGACAATCCTTGTTTACTCGCCTTTTCATAATTTCACTACATTATAACCAAGCCGACTTGCAAGACCAAGGAATGCATTAAAGTCTTCCTGTGCAAGTTCTGTTCCTGATACTACTCCATTCTCCAACGTGAAGTAACGCTTTGTATTGTAAAGCACATCTTCTAAGCAATAAGTTTCTTTCATCCTAATTCTAATCAATAGTAAACAACCTTTCGACTGGTCTCTTTGTGATATTCGGGTTAAGAGAATTTGTTACTTCCTTTTCCCAAACACATCTGAACTCCTGTGGCATCTGATACTCGCTGATAAAGACCTTATGTCCTCTTCTAGCCATTTCCATACACCACATATAGAAACTTTCGTAATCGAAATTCTTTGACACATCGTACTTTTTCGCAGCTTTGTAAGGTATATCGCAATATACTATACTCTTATCCGGTATCACAAGTTCATCATAGCTACCACTATAGAACTCAACACCTTTGATGAGAGGCACATCACGCATTGTGTTTTCTATCTGCTCCCTTATGTAATCTCTTGCCTTTCCGTTCTTGCCGACAACATTATGTCCGCTATAGCCACCATCAAAGAAGCGACCATTAAAGCTCGCCATAAAGCCAATTAGTCCGACACCTGCCTCTGTGAAGAAATTATTCTTTCCGTGATAGCAGTCTCGTGCAAAGTTATACAACGTCTTACTAATATGATTGAAGACAAATCCATCATTCTGAAGATGCTTCCACATTTCGATAAGATACCTATTCTTATCGTTGGCAATCCTTCGATACGTGTTCGGAACATTCTCTATAACGCTACAGCCGCCACAGAAAGCATCTACAAACGTATCATGCTCTTTGTCCAGCATAATCGGCAATATTTCATGCACGATTCTAGCCTTGCTACCCATGTACTTCATCCTATCAACTTCTTAATCATTTTAACACCTCGCTTACCAAACTTTCGCTCGACAACAGCATTATAACTCACTCCATCAATGGAACACTCATCCGGATAGCACTCTTCAAGCCAATCTGTGAACTTCAGCAGATTGAAGACTAACTCTTTTCTCGCTAAAAGAAACCGCATATCTATGAATTTTCCAAAGCTTATTCCAAAGATTTTCTGAAACTCATTACCTATCGGCAAGAACTCACTTGGTTCTATTTTCATCAGCTTGCTTTCTTAGATGTCACACTATCCAGAGGATAGTCACTCTTCATAAAGTCACTAATTCCTATGTAAGTTCGCTGCAAATCCTTCTCATCGTCTTTCAAGTCTTCCGTTGCATTGATAGCTGCCTCGTTCAATGTCTGTTCGTTAAAGACACCTTTTCTCACCTTATCGAAATAAGAAAGAATTTCTTTAGTCATCAAATGGTCAGCCAATCTCTTGAAATCCTTATCCATCACTAATGCCATGAAATCATAAGAGTTTTCAAAGGCCAAGATAGGAGCAAAGTCCTTGAACGCTTGCATTAAGTTAACATGCAAATCTTCATACAGCTTACGGATGATATTCTCATAAGTTCCCAAGCAGAGGTTGGTCAGATTGTACAAGATAATTGCATTCGCATAAACTCCCGATTTTTCACCAATCCCTAAGTTCTGCAACCTCACCGCAATTTTATCTCGCAACTTATACAAGTCTCCACTAATCTTGTCATAGAACGTCATTGCGAATTCTTCATTAAAATCTGCATTAGGAACATAAGCGTCATAATACTTAACCACCTTTCGAAGGTTCTTCTTGCAGTCCACCCACTTCTTCTTAACTTCAAACCTAACGCATTTCTTCTTCAGAATACTTTTTTCGATTTTCTGCATAAAGCACTCTGCTAAGACCATTTCGACATACACATACTGCTGAAGATAAGCCCTAGTAACGACCATAACCTTATTCACTTCGGTTTCGGTCATTCCATGCGGCACACTGATAATTATCTTCTTGCCACCAACGTTCAACAAGACTCTTCTAAAACAATTAACACTAGGCATGATGTTTTCTATTAGAATATTCAACAACCTTGTTATAGCACTCTGTCCTTACCAAATCCTCGACCCGATTCAATGTGCAAGCCTCATGAGTATCATTCATGTTGACTTGTGGGCAGCAAATCTGATAAAAAAACTTTGTTCTGATGGTAAAACCAAAGAATTTGATTTGCTCCTTGAATACCCGACCGGACACCACCTTATCAAGTTTCTTCTTGCCATCGAAGAGATTCAAACTCTCTTCTCTACGATATACAATATCGGTCTTAACCGAAAAAATCTTTCCGATCATAACTATTCCTCCAAATTTCTAAGCGTTTCAAGACTCTCATCATTATCAACATCATAGCCGATATGATATTCGTTGCCTATTCTAGCACCAACATATACCTCTTCTGCATCCAAGATATAACGGAACATCTGTTCACGCACCTTTATCTGTCCTTCATTCAATCCAAGTACATCAAAGCACTCTTCCTGCAATGACTTATATGGTTTCGTTCCCATATATGAGACATAAGCCAGCTTGCCTTCCTGATGCAATGGCTTCCACTTCTCCCACCAATGGTTGCGGTACTCCAAGATACCTCTTTCTACTCCATCGGCACAAACATGTTTAACTATTCGTAATTTCATTATCTACCTTTTTTAAAACCACTTTAACTATCTTCCCATCACACTTGAACACACGAGACTTAATCTTATATGTAAGGTTGTTAATCACAACTTTATCTCCTACACAAGGCATAAAATGAAAGTCGTAATTTTTCCAAATGATATTTCCTTCGTACTCAAATTCTACCATTATTCTGCTCTCCTAATGTTTTCTTATATTTATCCAACATTACTGAATTAATCTCTGACCAAAAAGTTACAATTACGTCCTTGAAATCAACATTATGTTCCTTTGCTATAAAATTTCCAGCACTGACGAAATCAAAATAGCCTTCAATCGTCTCTTGTGTACCTGTACATATTCGTGTTATGCCATTCTTGACATACTTAGCCACAAAATAATAGCCTTTCTTCATCGCAACAACTCCCTAATAAATTCGTTACGCATCGGCTCAACGATGCTTGTATACAAACTCTGCTTATCTTCGGGAATATCATCCGGTGTAATAGAGAACATCAACAAATAAGACATCGGAATCTTCAATACCTTGCATATTGCATCAATCTTATTCTTACGTGGAAACGTTCTTCCGGTCTCCATAAACAACATATTTGTCTCGCTACAACCGATAGCCTTACCAAGTTGTCGTTGGGTCAAGCCCTTGCTTACCCTCATTGTCTTAATCGCCTTTCCTAAATCCATTAAAACCTCCTATTTTAATTTTTCAAATCTATTCTTAATTGCAATCATGGCATCCTTGACTCCATCCTTATATCCAACAGAATACAAGGAACAATCCTCTTCGCTCGGTTTTCCGGTTTTTGATTTCAAAAACTCTTCTATCTCACGGAAACCATACTCCAAGAATCTGAGAAACATAGCGTTCTTCGTGATAGCTGGTCGTAGAACATCTTTAACCCAATCCCAGCCATCACCATAACCTAACGTGAAATTTGATTTTCCACAATATCTCACTTTCGGCTCATCCAACCATTGTTTTATTATTTCCTTTTTTGTCATCATTCCCAGTTTTTATGGTGTGTCTCACCTTTTCAAATTAATAACCTTTATTTCTTAATTACAATGCAAAGATACAAAGAATATTTGGAACATGCAAGCGTTTTAATGTGTTTCTTTATTTTATTAATGTATTTTAATTATTTAATATGATTTCTACCATTTATTTTAAAGTTTTTACATTTTTCTCTTTCTCAAACACTCTTGCTACTATCACCTGTATCCTTAAATTCGTCTTACCATGTTCTTTAACGTGTGCCACACGCTTTGTAATTTTTGCACCTTGCAGCAATTTCTGTCAGTCTCTTCCCTTGTACTTTCGTTGTGCTACCTTTCTTGCATTTCAAAACATTTCCTATACTTGTCTTTTGTATTTCCAAGAAATGGACGCAACAAAAACAACTTCTAAAATTCTTATCCATTTGACATTTCCTTTTTAAGTTTCTTTCTTTGAGCCAAGAACATAACAATCTCCTCGAAATCATCGCAATTCAAGAGCATTTGTCCAACCTGCCATTCCGCTGCTTTCTGATTGGCATCCTCCATGCCCTTTGCTAAGAATGTGATTTTCTTGTCTTGGCTTCGATTCTCTACAGTAACTTCAAGTGTACCATATTCAAGTTCGGTAGTCTTCATACTGAGACCTTCATCAAATATCCTCAACAAATGATTAAAAAGATTACTTCTTTCCATTTTTCAACCTTTCATTTTCTTGTTTCAACAAGTCCTCAAACTCCTTGCGCTTTGCTCGCATATTCTCGAACCATTTACTTGGTGTTATAGGACACCCCATAAGCCAATGGCTGAAGTTTGGAATAGGCAAACTGAACTCACTAGCTTCAATCGTATAATCATACCATTTCAGCAACTCTTCCTCTGGAGCATCCTTGTCTATATCAGTTACAATAGTAGCCATATCGAAGGTAAAATCACCGCAATTGGCTATTCCACCAACTTGGCCACCTATCCAAAATGTCTCCGGATTATCCAATCCGTAAAACTCATGCTTCTCACAAAATGCCTTCAAATAAGCATTGCAAGCATTCTCGTAATCTTTCTTTAATTTCACCTTATTCATATCACATATTCTTAAAAAGTTTCTTAATCTCGCTCTTCTCCACCTTAGGATGGGAGCACGTAACAACTTGCGTACTTGGGTCATGTCTTACCTGCCATTCGCAAGTATTACACCCCAAATCACCAACTTTATTAATTGCATTGGTGTATCTGCCTTTCTCACCATAGGGGCAATCAGTAACAAAATCCTTTCGTCCCCAGATGTACTCATCTATCTTATAAGAGATAGCATTTGCTTTCTCCTTTTTCTCGCTAATATTTAAAAACATCATATCGTCAATATTTAAAATAAGCATAGCTGACCATCATCAGCGACCTTAACATTACTCTCAGAAAACCAAAGTTCCTTGAATATCCTCTCCATGCAAGCTACGACAATCGAATTTCCAGCAGCCTTTTGAAGACTTGACTTCGACACTCCACTTTCAAGCATCTTGTCTATGTATTCTTCGTCAACGTTCATTAAGCGGAAGAGTTCTCTCGGAGTCAAACGCCTAATGCGCAACCTTGTCTCTCCTAGCACAACCAAGGAGTCCTTGCTCGCAGATGTAATGGTATTGGCTATATTCTTTCCAAGCTCGACCTTTGGACTATGCATTTCGCCTTTTATCCACTTCCCCTCTGAACGAGTTCTTATAGCTGCACTCATAGGCTCTTTCATTTGACACAAACTTCTCTTTACATAGCAGGGCATCGCTCAAAAAGTACTTCTCGTCCACATTTTCCTCCAAGACATCAACTAAGTGTTTCTCCAGCTTTATCTTTCTCGGAAAATGATAATCTATCTTATCACCATCGTTTCGTATAGAGAGCATGAAGACACGCTTTCTGTTCTGAGGAACACCGCAATCTGCGGCATTTATCACCTTTGCGTAGTTGACATATCCATAGGATTCCAACTCCTTGCGCCACTTGTTAAAGAACCCAATAAACTTTGTTTGAACCAAAGCCTCTACATTCTCCATCAAGAGGTATTTCGGTCTCTTGGTAATAATGGCGTTTCTTGTAAACCAAAGGATAGAGGAACGTGTATTGCTTCCCTCCTCTATTCCTTTCTGCTTTCCGGCTTGCGAAACAGACTGGCAGGGTGTTGAATATGTCAGTAAGTCAAAATCAGCAACCTTGCTCCAATCTATCTTGGTCATATCACCAAAGTTCTTGCCGGACAGACTAGGAAAACAAGCGTTATGTAATGTTATTGCGCTTGGCTCTATCTCAGACCATCCGATGCACTCGTAATCGAAATCAGAATGGTTCTTCTTCAACCGCTCTAAAGCCATCAGTTGAGAGTCATATCCGGCACATAGTTCAAATGTATGTATCTTCATTAAATATCATGGGTTTTACAAAAATCCTCTACAAAGCCGTCACCCCAATCATCCTCATGCCATATCTTTGCAACTTCAAGCTGTCCCATTTCCTTTATGGCCAAAAGAACTTGCTTTATATCGTTTTCATACTTAGGCAATGAGTTCTCCATAATCGGAAATAAATCCTTTATCTCTTCAAAAGACAACACAACATCAAACGAGCCACCTCCACTTGGCGTTACTTCAAACAACTCTTCAGAAAGATTCTTTGCGGATTTTAACCACTTCAAGAATTGCTTTCTACTACGATACTCACAATATAAATTGCTAAACTTTACGTATAGCTTATCAAAACCTAACTCTTTCATAATAAATCAAATTTATCTTTAATTATCTGTTTCAAAAACCGTCTGCTTGCCTCGTCTCATAGCACGATACTTCTCAGGAGCCATTGGTAAGCCATTCTCTTTTAATGCTTTCTCATATGCACCAAAAGCCAAGCAATCCGCTTGCTCGTTCAAATCATCACCATTATGCCCCTTTACCCAAGTCAAAATAACAAGCTTATCCTTTGCACACTTACGATACAACTTAATTAAGTCTGGGTTCTTTATATCTGCGCCTATTTCCCAATCTGTATAGCGGAACATCTTCAATGCGTACTTAGAATCACTTCGAACCTCTATGACAGAACCTTTCGGGCAATAATTAACGGCTGATATTATCGCCAACATCTCCATTCTGTTATTTGTCGTATGCAAGCAATGATGTGTCTTTACCTTTTCAAGTTCACCTGTAGCTGTATTCACAACGATATAAGCCGAGCCACCTGCCTTGTGAGTGGAATAATTATCGCAGCTTCCATCGGTATAGCAAATATAGTTCGGAATTAATCTTTCCCTACGCAAGTCTTTCTTGCTATTTTTATCTTTCGCCTTCATTTCTTTGGCTATTGACTTGTGTAATTCTTTATTTTCGTTAATTTCTCTTATCTCTTCTGCTTTTTGTTGTATATCCAAACATCTTTTACTATTTTCATCAAACTTCTTTATTGTTATTTTGTCGCTGCACTTATAAGTGTACTCAGTTATCTCGGAACAGGAGTACGAAGCTGATATTTGGTATTCACCATTAGGTAATTCTACAAAATCATAGCCTTTTGGTAAGTACACATACACATGGAACTCACCTCTGCATTTTCTTAATGCCTTAGTCAAAATCGGGACAAAACGACTTTTAGGATATACCAAAAGACTCCGACTTGTTGCGACACTATCAATCATTTTTTCTCCTTCAAATGTAGCAAACGCATAATAATAACTTCCTTTGTCACCACACACATTACCAGCTAAACTTATATAACATTCATACTTCTTCATAATCTCGTATATATAATAATAACACGTAATATACTAAGGAACACGTTAGCCTATTAAAGACTCCCTAAATATATATTCCAACTAACTACTAATATGAAAATGTCCGAAATAGAACTCGACCTTTAATCAGGTATATTGGTTAATCCTATTGATCCATTATAGTATTTGTTCGTGCCTTTTTCAAAAGCACCATGTCCCTTCAATTTATAACCATAGATTCTGTGCTTGATAGCAACAGAAGTCTCTCGGTCTCCAAAAGAGTAAGAGCAAGGTATGATTAAATAGTGCAGGTTACCTACGTTAAACGTAAAGTTCCTACGACCAAGCCTTTGCAATGTTCGTTCCATCTCTCCCTCTTTTCTATCATCTGCCATGTGCATTTCCGCATACGTGGACTTAATCTTACCTTCGCTGATAAGATTCTTCTTGATTCGGCATATAGAGCCATGACCCATATTCACAACCTTTGCAAATGAGTTAGTAGTTAGTTGATGCCAAGCACAATCATTGTTTCCAACGTTAAAACAGTCTTGACGAGCACCACTAATAACCGATATGTACAAAATGTTGTTGACTATAGAATATAACTCTTTTAGCTTATAGTCCTTGTTAATAGGAATACGACAAACGTAAGCCCCTTGGAAGCGACCTCCATTTTTATTGGGCTTCTTTTCTTTGTCACGGAACGTATTCACGATAAATCGCCCATTACCAAGTTCTGTAAAGAGTCCATCCTCCTTGACATCCTTTAGCAATTTTCTTGCCTTTGGATAGCCTACACCGAGTTTTTTCTTTACATCCTTGATGGTTAAGTTAAATATTACAGAATTTCTGCGTTGCATCTTACACCAAATAGCAAAGCAAAGCGTCTCCTTGTGCGCCTTCACTTCTGATGATGACGCACCATAGGTATACTTCTTTACCAAGTCCATACGTATATGTAAATAATGCTTTCCCATAAATTCCTTATTTGTTTAACTTATTTGTGTTTCGCCTACTCCAACATTTATAGCCCATTATTAACTTAGAACTATCTAAGGATGTTTCGACTCAAAACAAGGATTCTAAAAAGAAATCCTTACCCTTCATTCGTCTGACACCGAAATCTAGGTAAGGATTATCGTGGTATGGCTTTCGCCACGGAAAATCTTATTGATTCTTGTAAGCGTGTCAGCACCAACAAAGCACGCTGCAAAGATACTAATTTATTTTCAAACTGCAAGGGCTTTAATGTGATATTCTACTCTAATTGCGTATTTTTAACACACAACCCAATTTTAGTTACATATATAAAACTACAAATACATTAAGCCGCTTGCAATATTAACATTTTACACTCTAAGGCATTTTCAAGACAAAAAAAGAGAGCAACCACCATCACTGGCAGCTGCTCCATAAGTTGTTACCTTAAACCAATCTAAAACCTTAATAACTAAAAACCAACCTAATAAAATAACTTTTTCTTATATTTTACCGTGAGAAAGAAAATCATTGTAACCAGCATCAAGGAAACGACCCAAAAGGAAATCATACCGAATTTCCAATAGAACAAATCCCATCCCTCCAAGTCTTTCTCAATATATTCCTTTTTGGTCTGGGCAATACTCAATTCTCTGTTTAGGCTATCCCTCTGAGCCTTATATATACTCGCTCGCTCTGCTATCTCCTTATAATGAATAAGGCTATCACGAACCTTGGATAGTTCCTTGCTGTCCCTGTATCTAATCTCTATATGAGTAGAATCCTTACCTAGCACTTTACCACTCTCATCTACCCTTGTCTTGACATCATCCTTGATGTAAGTAGAATCCTTAACCTGCTTTTCGGTCTGCTCCCAATGATAAGATAGCAAGCTATCCCGAATAAGCTTGACCCTTTCGTTGACAATTGAGTCCCAATGGGCATAAGTAGTAGTGTCTCGCACCACTTTTTCTACATCTATATATCTTGTCGTCCGGCATCCGTACATCATAAGCATGATGAAGAAACCTACCAATATGGTAACGAGCCAACGCCACCAATCAAATCTAAGCTCCATATCAACCTCCTTTTTGAGTGCAAAGGTACAAATAAAATCAATAGGAACAATTTTTCTGCCCACTCTCTCTTTTTCAAAATTTCAAAAGTGAAGAAAAACCACCACCCAATTAAGGATGATGGTCTTACTAATGCCTTAGTTGAGCCTGTATCTCGTAAGATTACCAAGTGATTATCTTTCCGTTGTTACATACGAGCTTTCCGTATTGTATATTTCCAACTCTGCGAAGCCATCCATGCAGGTTCACACTTTGCTTTGGGTCATTGTTCACAATCGCATTGAGAAAGGCAATTCGTGACACCTTCAACTTATCGAACAACGACCATTGGCCTTGTTTGTATGAATTGATAGCAGCCAAGGTCATGTTACCCATGATACCATCAGCTTTTGTTCCTACAATAGTTTGAATCTTTTGTACGGCTCTGCTTACTCCACTATTATAAGCAAAGTCAACCAAGAGATTAGCCACCGACTGGCTGTTGATTTGGTCAGCCTTGCAAGCATCCCAATAATATTTCTTGAAGATGTGATGCCATTGTTCATCGGTTATCTTCTTCAAGTCCGATGCGGTCTTGTTTGCTCCATACACTTTGCGGAACGTCTCTAGGGTAACGCCTTTCATTGTTTCGTGTCCCCTATCACTCTTCTTGTTAGAATAACCACCCTCGAATGAGAGTATGAATGGTTTTAAAATACTTGAATCTGCCATAGTCTATTTATCGTTTTCGCTTTGATGTTCGCCACGTTCCCCTATCGTCTTGGTAATGCCAGCTGTGACGAACAAACTAGCCACACTACCAACAAATGCACTTAACCCCATCAAATCGGTCTTGATCGTCCCATAAGTCACCACTTCCCACACTAAGATGAAGCATACAACTAAGAGCATCAAGAAACCTATCAAGGTCACGGACACTAAGAAGAATGCCTTGCTTGAATGTCCGCTATTAACTTGTATGAGTAATTTCAGATACTTTATCATAACTTAATCCTCCCTATCACGATATATCGCATCTTCTTCCTTTTCAACCAACGATTCTAAGGATTCTCGCTTTCTTGGTGGGGTTCTAAGTTGGCATCCATCCTTGATGCATCTGTTCCATTGTGCCTCATGCAAGGCAAGCTTCAAATCGTTCTTCTCATCCCTAAGATTGCGTATGGTAATACGATACTGATTGATTTCCTCATACAATTCATCTACTTTACTATTAAGATTAACGACCGACTCGTTGGAACGTTCATAGAGAGCCTTCCACTCATCGGCATACGATGAAATAGTCTTATTCTCTTCCTGTGATGCGAGTGCCGCCTCCTTTCGTTTTCTACTATTATAGTACAGCAACGTGGAGATAACTCCCGATGCGCAAAGAAGATTAATTCCCGTCTGTATTAATTGAATAGTTTCCGCTGTCATTTCCTTATGTTTTTTGTTGCAAAGATAGCTATTTATATATAATAATGTGAAAATAGCCGAGTCAGAAAACTACACAATTAATTTTTGTGCAAATAATTAAATATTTCCTTAAACAAAGTTATAACACATTAAATTATTTGCTCTATCAATAAAATCTCATTACCTTTGCAAATACAGGTGAGTCACACCATAAAAAACTGAATAAAAATGAAGATAATAGAACAAGATACAATAGACATCATTAAGGCGCACATAAATGAACGACCAAGATACAAGTTGGCACAAAGAATGGGTGTCAGCGTGAAATTCTTGTATAAGATTCTACATGATTGCAATTGTAAAATCGAACATAAAAGACCTGTTCCGAAACCCAACAAGAAGCGTGATGAACAAATTGCAAAGCTTTACACCAACCATTCAGTCAAAGAGATTGCCGAGATTGTAGGGTGTCATCCGTCTACAGTAGGAAAGGCGGCAAAAAGACTAAAGCTTACTCATTCGAATGAAACTATTGAAAGGCTTAAAAAGAATAGTTTAGCAAATTTAAAGAAAGCATATGATAAAGCGACAATAGGCAAAAGGGTAAAAAGCTGGCAAAGAACCATGCAGATGGAGAAATTCAGAGTTATATCCTGCATTCCGCAACAGACGAGATTCAAATTTGCGGATATGCCTATAAAAGCATATCATGCCAAGTACAATCTCATAACAAAGCATGGATATTTCGCTTTCGAAGGTGAGCCATACACCATAGGTTATGACCGGAATACTCTCAGAATGGATGAAGAATACTATAAGAACAAATATGGATTTTCTTTTGAGGAGGATGAAGAATGCCAAGAAGATTAACAAAAGAACAGATAGACTATATTAAAGTCCACATCAATGACTACCCACGAAAGGAAGTAGCCAAGGCTGCTGGTGTTACACTACACACCTTATATAAATATATCACTATTTTAGGTGGCACAAAAATAGACAACAAGTTGAGTAAAGAAACCATCAGCCAAATTTCCGTCATGTACCAAACAATGACAGCAAGGGAAATTTCCGAAGTGTTGAATATTCCTCAATCTACAATATTAGGACAAGTCAGTAAGCTTGGTTTAAAACACAATGTAGAAACGATAAATAGAATTCGTAAAGAGCGAAACAAGTCTCTAAGAAACTATTGGAATAAAGAAAGATATGCAAGTAAAGGAAGAAAACTTCACATGCAATACCTCAGTTCGGGATAAGAAATAGTGCCTAAAAAAGTTGGTAATCTCCGATATT